TTTTGATATATATATATATATATATATATATGGAAATTAAAGATATTAGAATTTTTTTAAAAAAATATCTAGGTCAAGAAATAATTTATATACCTAATCCTGGAAATGCAGGAGATTCATTAATAGCATTTGGAACAATACAAATTTTTAATGAAATAGGATTAAATTATAAAATAGGTTCTCCATCTATTACTTACAAAAATAAATTGTTATTTTACGCAGGAGGAGGAAATTTAGTAGGACTTTATAATCATTGTAAAGAATTTTTAAAAAAAAATAAAGATAACAATAAAATTATTATTCTTCCTCATACTGTAAAATCTGAGAATGAATTTTTATCAACATTAAACGATAATATAATAATATTTTGCAGAGAAAGAACATCTTATGAGTATGTTAAAAACAATTTTAAACATACAAAAAATGTTAAATTATCGAAAGATATGGCATTTTATATTGAAAATTTAGATAATTATAAAAAAATTAAAGGACATGGTGAATGTAATGCTTTTAGGTTAGATTGTGAAAAAACGGATATAAAAATTCCAAAAGGTAATATAGACTTAAGTCAGAGATTAAATAAAGGATACCCGGATAACACAAAAAACATAGAAATAATAAAAGATGTTAGCTTATCTATATTTAATTATTTATCAAAATTTCAAACAATTAATACAAACAGATTACATATTGCTATAGCAGGTTCTTTACTTAATAAAAATGTAAATCTTTATAGAAATAGTTATTATAAAAACCAATCTATTTTTGATTTTTCTATAAATAATATTTATAAAAATACAATATTTCGTAATTAATGTAAAAAGTAAAATTGATAATATACTAACTTAAAATTTTTTCATTACAACTGTTTATAATGAAAATACTTGTATTTGATACTGAAACAACGGGACTACCAAAATTTGGAGCAACACCTAGAAACCACAACTTATATCCATATATTGTTCAGTTTAGTTGGCTTATATATGATGACTCTACTATGCGTTTAACAAATATTAATAATCATCTGGTAAGATTGCCTGATGGTATGGATATTCCAGAGGAAAGCACAAAGATACATGGAATAACAAATGAACAAATGCGTGCTTCAGGAGAAGATATTAATATAGTTTTAGATGCATTTAATGATGCTGTAAAAAATAGTCAAATTATTGTTGCTCATAATATAAAATTTGATGATGAAATGGTGCAATGTGAATGTATTAGAAATAATAGGATAAACATTATGAAATCTTATCCTACTAAAATTAAGTATTGTACAATGAAATATGGAAAAGAAATTACAAAAATAGAAAAAATTAGTAAATTTGATCCAAATAAAACATATCTTAAACCTCCCAAACTATTTGAACTTCACCAGCACTATTTTAATCAAGTTCCTAATAATTTACACAATTCATTGGTAGACGTGTTTGTATGTTTTAGATGCTTTTATTTTATGGTGTATAATAAAGATTTATTTAATCCTAGTGAACAAAAAGAATTGTCTGATTATTACAAAAACTTAATTGGTGTAAAATAAATAAATATATATTAAATAAAGTTAGTCTATAGTAGTAAATGCAATTTCATTTTATTTGAATAATATTTTCTTAAAAAGTGTCTAATAATTCACACATCTTCATTTTCATTTTCTTTTATAGTTTTAATATATTCCAAATTAATTTTTTCATCATTTTCTATCATTCTATTTAGTTGCTGCCAGGTTCCAGATATATCACTTTTAGTATTTGAGCACGTAAATAAATATGGAATTGATGCAATACAGTTTATTTTTTTATGCCATAATGTATCAATCGGTTTTTTTTTATCACAATTTAAAAAAAAATCATAACATGTGTGATTATAAACTATACAATAAGTACTTTTAGCCGCATGTATTCTAAAAATATCGTTTTTTAAATCATATTTTTTTATTTTACTTTTTTGATAAATTCTGATGCTACCCCCTAAATATATATCCCAATTGTTTTTCTTTTCAAAAACTTCTTCTGCTATTTTTTTTAATTTTTCACAACCTCCATTTAATGGAGCAGCATCATCTTCAAATACAATAATATATTTTAAATTGTTATCTTTAGCATATTGTATACATTTTAAATGAGAATTTAAACAACCTTTCCATCCCTCTTTATCTTTTATTGCATCAGTAACATTAATGTTAAAATGTTTAGAAAAATAAAAATTAAAAAGATCTAATCTATTTTTTCTATGCTTTAAATTTATGACAAAGATATCAATCATATAATAATTATATATTATTATATTATTGATTTTTAGTGAACAAAAAGAATTATTTTAATAAATTGTTTAACTTATTGTCCACCTCTAAGACGAAGCACTAAATGAAGAGTTGCCTCTTTTTGAATATTGTAGTCCGAAAGGGTGCGGCCATCCTCGAGCTGCTTGCCAGCAAAAATTAAACGTTGTTGATCAGGAGGAATTCCTTCTTTATCTTGAATTTTAGCCTTTACATTCTCAATAGTGTCACTCGGCTCTACATCAAGGGTAATCGTTTTTCCTGTTAATGTCTTCACGAAAATCTGCATAATATAAATATATAGATTGATATTTATTTAAGTTGATTTCCAATATGTTATTTGATATCTTATTATCTACGAACCACACATTAAACAGTCTTCTTCTTCATATTTTTTATTTGAATCTTGTGCTTTTGGTTCTATTGTAAATTGTTGGGGAGCGGCTTTGGCTTCTGTACGTAAATAATATAATCCTGTTTTTACACCTTTTCTCCATGAAAAGAAGTGCATAGATGTTAATTTTTTATAATTTGGATTTTTCATCCATAAGTTCATACTCTGACTTTGGCATATATAAACACCTCTATCTGCTGCCATTTCTATAATGTGCTTCATTGGTATTTCCCAAACAATTTTATATTTTTCTTTTATAAACTTTGGTACATAAGATAAATCTTGTACTGAACCATTATTTCTAATAATATCATTTTTTGATTCTTCATTCCACAAACCCAAATCTATAAGGTCATTTAATAAATATTTATTTACACAAATAAATTCACCTGCTAGTGTGCGTCTTACATATATATTACTTGTAAAGGGCTCGAAACATTCATTATTTCCTAGAATTTGAGATGTACTAGCTGTCGGCATAGGTGCAACCAAAAGTGAATTAGCAATACCATTTGTTTTAATATCATTTTTAAGTTTTTGCCAATCATAACCCATTAAATTTAAATCTTTTTCATCAAAATTTTCCCACATATCGAATTGTAAAATACCCTTAGATGCAGGAGAACCCCCAAAAGTACTATATGGGGTTTTATTTTTTATGGCTATTTCCATACTACTTTCAAGAGCAGCATGATATATTGTTTGAAATATTTTTTTATTTATTAGTTTTGCTTCTTGGGAATGAAATGGATAGTTCATTCTGGCAAATACATCAGCCAAGCCCTGGACCCCTAATCCAATAGGTCTATGTCTCATATTAGATGTTTTTGTTTTTTTAGTTGGATAAAAATTAATATCAATAACTTTATTTAAATTTTCTACAACAATCTTTGTAACATCATGAAGTTTATTATAATCAAATTGTGATCGTAGAATATTAAGAGTATCTGTATATCCACCTATCTTTTTATTATTATCTAAGACCAATGGAAGAGTTTCAACCTCAAATTTTTCTTTAAATTCCTGAAATGCATTTTTTTTTATTTTATATTCTTTAAATGTTACATTTTTGTTTCTTAAAAGCATCTTTAATAAAGTACACCATTTACAATTATCTTTTGTATATAAACTTACATTTGTAAAAGGAGATTTAGTATCTGTAACAAAATTAGATAAAGCAATAGACGCTAAATTACAAACAGCAGTTTCATTTTCATCACTATATTCAACAATTTCTGTACATAAATTACTACTTTTAATTACACCTAGATTTTTTTGATTACTTTTTTTATTACATGCATTTTTATAAAGCAAGTAAGGTGTACCGGTTTCCATCTGACTATCTAAAATTTTAAACCAAATATCTCTTGCTGAGAGAGTAATATTACCTCTTCCTTCTTTTTCATATTTTTCATATAATTTTTTAAAATCTTCACCATAACAATCTGTTAATCCTGGACATTTATCTGGACACATAAGTGTCCATTTTTTATTTTCACTTACACGTTGCATAAAAAGGTCTGGAATCCAAAGTGCATAAAATAAATCACGAGCACGTGCTTCTTCATCTCCATGATTTTTTTTCATCTCTAAAAATTCCATAATGTCTCCATGCCATGGTTCAAGATAAATTGCAAAACTACCAGCACGTTTACCGCCTCCTTGGTCAACATAACGAGCAGTATTATTAAACACGCGTAACATAGGAACAATACCATTAGAAGTACCATTAGTTCCTCTAATATGAGAACCCTGGCTACGTATGTTGTGTATATGTAATCCTATACCTCCTGCCCATTTAGAAATAGAAGCACACTCACCTAATGTATTATAAATACCATTAATACTATCACTTTCCATTGCAATTAAGTAACATGAGCTTAATTGTGGTCTGGGAGTTCCTGCATTAAATAGAGTAGGTGTAGCATGGGTAAAATACTTCTGGCTCATCAAATCATATGTGGTTTTAATTTTTTCTAAATTCCCCAAATGAATACAAACAGCAACTCTTAGCCACATATGTTGAGGTCTTTCAATTATTTTACCATTTACACGTAATAAATAAGCACGTTCTAATGTTTTAAAACCAAAATAATCAATTAAATAATCTCTATTATAATCAATCATTTCTTCTAGTTTATCTTTATGTTGTTGAATAAAATCAAATTGTTCTTTTTTTATGATAGGGTAATGTTTGTTATTTACATCTTTAAAATTATAAAGAATTTCATTTGCCTCATAAAAAGAGGGGGGAGTATTTTTTTGATGGTTTGATATGAGTATTCTACTTGCTAAAGAACCATAATCTGGATGTGTAGTAATAAGTGAAGCACATTGTTGGGCTGTTAACTCATCTATAAGTGTAGTGGGAATACCATCATATAATCTATCACAAATTTTTTGCACTAATTGTGTATAATTGATATTTAGAGGAGAGCCCTGTAAATTTGGGTCTTTACCAAGATTTTTGAGACGATTTGAAATCTTGTCAAATGAAATTGCTTCTCTTTTACCGTTTCTTTTAATAACCATATCATCTTCGGCCATTTTATACATAAGTATGTGATTGTAATTTTTAAATCTATTATTTTCAATTTATTTAACAAAAAAAAGTATTTTGTAAATTGAATTTGTGAATAAATACTATAATTTGTTTGCAATTATAGTATATATTTTACTTTTTGTCTTCTTGTTTATTTGATTCGCTAAAAGATTCGGTTCGTACTTTAATAACTATATTTTGTGATACTTCATCAACTATTTTTTTATTTTTCTTTTTAGGTCTGCGATGTTCATATCCAGTAGTTCTTTCTTCTAATACAGTATTCCATAATTGTTGTAGTTTTGGAAAAATAGAATTAAACCATTTTTTATTTCTTGGAACTAAAACACATGAATAGTCTTGTAAATACCAATAAATATTTTTAATATATGCCATTTCATTATTTTGTTCTAATATTTCATCATACCATTTATTAAATTCTTCTTCAGATATATCTACAGGTGGATATTCATAATGAGGCTTTGAATTATGGTAAAATTGTACAATAATACCCTTCCGCATTTTATTTTCTCTATACATAAATGTATTGCCGTCTTTTTTAAAGTCTTCTTCTGTTTCATATTCTTTAAATGTAGTTTCTAAGAAATCACATTCATCTAAATCCCATACTTCCATTTGTAACTGCATTTGAACCCAATATGCTTTTTCTGGAATACCATCTAATTGTCTACTTGTTGGATTTTTAACTTCCACTAACCTACCATATCTTAAATTTTTTGGATCTATATTTATTCCATCAGGAGATGCTCTAAGAAACTTATGCGTTTGATGTCGTATACATCCAAATTCTCCTACTATTGTATTAAAATCTTTTTCATAATGCATAATAGATAAAGGTTCATATCTATGTCCATTATGGCATGCTGAATTAATGTTTGTTGAAAATTTCTTACTAAAATCTATTGGTAAACATTTACTTAATATTAGTTGATTTTGTTTTGCTTGTGTATCAATGGCTTTATATAAATCACTTGCTGAAAGACCTTCGCGTCTAAATTCAAACCATTCTTTACTTTGTTGTTCAGGTTGTTCCATATTCTCATATGATTTTAGTTTGTTGGATATACTTTCCACATCTGGTTTATTTACAATATTTGTATTACAATACGAGCGGAATGCATTATGTTTATGTAAGTAAATTTGAATAGCATCCCATACAGTATATTCATATATATTTTCATCTTGAAAATAATCAGTTATATATATATCCTTATAGGTTTGTTTTATTAATTTACATAAATCCTCAAACATGACGGTTTCAAAATCTTTTTCTTTATATTTTTCAATATGAGTTTCAATATAATCGGTAATAAAATATTGTATTCCTTCCTTAAAATCTTCTATATCTTTATCATTTATTTTGTCATAGTTATTTGGTTCCAGATCGTCAAAAATATCTTTTAATTTAGTTAAGTCATTAAAATGTACAGACATATAATTGTTATATTATTACAAGACTATAGTTTTATATAAAAATCAATTTTATATAAAATTAAAATAACGCTCTACTTTTCATTGGTTGATTTATCTTTTTTTGTTTTACCTTTCTTATCTTTATCACGTTTTGATTTATCACGCTTTTGTTTCTTTAATTTATTCTTATCTTTCTGAGATTTAACTCGTTTTGTTTTATTTTTTGGTGCTAATGATTTTAATGAACTAACTCTTTTATCATTTTTTTTTAAAGTAAATCTATTTTTTACTTTATTATATGTTAAATTTTGAATAGATATAATTTTAAAATTTTCTTTGTCATAACTAATATCTTGTTTTTTGTTTAGTTTTTTTCTTTCTAAACAAAGTTTTAAATATTTAATTAAATCTTTTTTTTGTTCATCTGTTATTTTATTTTTTAATTGATATTCATCTGAAAAATTTGTAATAAGTTTTATTTTTGTTCCTTTACTTAGTTTGCTCCATGGTTTATTTTTATTTGCTTCTTTTTCATCCCTAAGAAATTTTTCAATGTTTGAAATATTAGGTTTTGTTTCAAATATTTTGGAATTATTATTTAAAAGCATCGTCTGATATTTTATATTTTTAAGTTCCATACATTCATCACTCATATAATAATATATATTATAAAGAGTTTATATCTATTTTATTATTATATATAAATGAAAAAAATTCAAATAGTAGGTAAACGTAATGTAGATGGTTTTAAAGAAAATAAAAAAGAAACAAAACGAAAAACAGTTTTAAAAATAAAAACAAATGTTAAAAAAACATTAAATAATAAATCTCAAATAGAACTTTTAAATAAATTATATTTAAATGAAGATTATGACGGTATTGAATTTATGAAAAAAGAAGTAGAAAGAAAAATACAGAGTTATAAAAATCAAGATATTAAAAAAAATAAATTTAATAAAGAAAAATTAATAAAATATGAAGAATGTCTAGAGAAATTAGTAGTAAGTAAATTAAAATGTTATTATTGTAAAAAAAACTGTTTAGTGTATTATGAAAATAAATTAGAACAACAACAATGGACACTAGATAGACTTAACAATGATATTGGACATGAAAAAGAAAATGTAGTAATTTGCTGTTATAAATGTAATATAAAAAGAGGCAGATTAAATGATGAAAAATTTAAATTTACAAAACAATTAAGAGTAGTAAAAGGATTTTAATTAAAAGTTTTACTTTCTTAATTTATTTAAAATTTAATTTAATGATAGAGAAATTTTCCGGTTATTTCACGATTACGTAAATTTCTAGGATTTTTACAATAAGCCATTTTTTTTTTTTGATAATTTTTAAATTTTTGTTGTAGTTTTTCAAAACCATTATTTAAATTAGCAAAAGTTCTATTTTTATAAGTATAAATATTTTTAGCAAGACTTAATTTTACATTTTCTTCCATATTAGTATTAAAATAAATAAATTCATTAAGTTGTTCTAGTGTGTCATCTGTATTTAAATCAATAGTACAATAAACAAAGTTTTTTGTTTTTAAGTATTCAACATATTTTTCTTCAATTGGAACGTAACCCAAATAATGAGGGTTCCATTTACCGGTTATAATAAGGTTCATTTATAATATATTGTATAATAAATAATTATTTCAATTTATTTATCCTATAAGTTTGTTTATTATTTTATTTAGTACTTTGTTATTTTTCTTTATTTTTACTAATTTAGTTTAATTTATTATTTATTTATAATAAATTAAATAAATGGAGAAACAAAAAAAAGTAAGTTTTAAGCCTCGTTATTTAGTTTTAAAATGGAGTTATGGAGAGAAATGTGAGAAAAGTTCAAGAAAAAAAGAAGAAATAAAACAAGGTGATACTATTGAACAAGAAGTTGTTATAGAACATGAAGATAATTTTAAAAATAAAAAAGAAATATGTAGTGATAGAATAAGAAATAGAGACAAACTTTCGCAAGGAATTTCAAATCCATTTATGATAAATAATAATTATTTAGATGATTTGTTAAATCAAGATACTTATTTGCGCCCTAAAGATAGTAATATGAAAAATTGAAAATAAGTATTTAAAGAATCCATATAATAGATAATTATATGTATTCAACTCAATGTGGTCTTCCCACACAAAATACTTTATTATTAAATAATTTAATGAAATTTTACGCAGAAAATAATAATATGGAAAAAATTTTACCTATTATTAATGGACAATCTACATTATCTTTAAGATTGATTGACTGGTTTGCTACAAATTATTCTAAAAAAAATTATACTGTTTACAATATTAAAAAAAAGAATGGTGATGAAAGAAGGTTTAAAGTATACATTGATTATAAACTTAAACTTAAGGCTTATTCAAAGAAAAGATTTGATCCATTTTGTAGATGGGAAAGAATTAATATACCTTATAATGATAATACTGAAATACAAACAACAATTGGTCAATTAAATTTCTTTAGATGGGCTCTAGAAAATAAAATTTTAGATTATATTGAAAAAAATATGGATGCTATTAATAATGACATGAATAAACGCAATTCAACTTCTAAAAAAAAGAAAAATACTAAAGAAAAAGTAAAAACACGCAAGAAACGTGAAGAATTATCTGTTAGTGCATCAAAAAGTATAAAAAAAGAGGTTATAGAAATTGTTGTGGATTTTAAATAATTAATAATATATTTATATTTTATATATATATTATGATATTGCTTATTTTAGGGTTATTAGTAATTTTAGTTTTATTTTATCAAATATATGTCATTAAATCTAATCAAGAACCTTTTGTTTCTACTGCAAGTGAAGTGCAAGTAGAAAATCAAAGAGATTTTTTAAATAAACAAGATAAGTATTATGACATAAGAAGTCAAGGACCGGGAGCAGGTTTACTAGTAACAAAACCCGGAATTAATGATTTTTATAAATTAGATAGTAATAATAACTTACAACGATACACACAAAAAATAGGATTAGATAGAAGTAATATAGATAAAAATGTAACAAATTGTAGGGCTTTAACTAAATGTGAACAACTAGAAAATGCAAATTGTGGTTATTGTTCTACTACCAAAGAGTTTGATTTTGGAGATAAAAATGGTCCCAAAACAGATATTTGTCCAGATAAAATGTGGACAACAGAAGTAAATAAATGTAAAGAATTACGTGAAAAAACGATATGTTCTGAAGTAAAGAGTTGTGGAGATTTATATGGGGAGGCAGAAAAATTATGCGGTTATTGTCCAACAACAGGAACTTCCATGGTTATGGAAAAGATTGGAGATAAGTTTATGCCAAAATATAAAGATGATGTTTGTGCTGGAGCAGGATTTGGATTAATACCTGGATCAAAGTGTAAAGAATTTGCAAAAGACCATCCTTGTGTTACACCTTATTACTTATCTGGACCTCATTCGGCAGATTGTGTAAGTAAATTATGGAAAAATTCTAATTGTACAGATGCAACACCTTATGGAAAAACACCGGAAGATTTAGGAAAAGCAATAAATATTCCTTATAAAGAGGCAGGTACAATTATGAAAAAAACAAATGAAAAATCAAGAAGTACAGATTATTATATTGCTGTAGATAATAGTAAATTATGTTATGGTAATAGTGATAATGTAAAACCATGCGATATGAAATACAATAAACAGGGTATACCACATCCTATATGTTTAAGAAGTTTGTTTTTAGATGCAGGTGGTTCTAAAAAAGGTTTAGGTTATAAAATGTTAGGTGGAGTAAAACCATCAACATCTGCAGGAAAAAAATATGTTAATGAAGTTAATAAATTAGCAGGAACAAATAAAGGATTTTTTTCTAATCTTTTTGGTTCAAATACAACTATTGAGCAACATAAAAAAGATTTAGAGAAAATTATGGATAATATACAATTATCAGATACATATCAAAAAAGGTTTAAATGTTCTATGTTTATGTTGGGTGAAAAACCTCCCACCCCTGAACCAATTAAACCCGGAGATACTGTAAATATGAGACATGGAGGTTACAGATATGAAGGAGTAGTTATGAAAATGATAGGTGAAGATTGTGATATAATGTGGTTAAAATCTGATAATGTTACAACACTAAGTCGCGAAGGTATGAGTGTTGATGATCAAAAAAAGATATTTGGATGGCCAGGTATAAATCCAACAGAAAGAACTATTAAAACAAAATATCCTAGATTAAAATTAAATAATCAAAAAAGTTGCTCTAATAATAAGTCGGAATGTAAAATGACATGTAAAATGACAATAGATGATCTTTATTTTAAATATCCCATACCTAAAGATTGTATAGTTGGTGACTGGGGACAATGGAGCGGTTGTTCAAAAACATGTGGTGGAGGTATACAATCAAGATATAGAAGTGTTAAACATCCCGCAAAATTTGGTGGTAAACAATGTCCTCCATTAGTAAATAAAAAAATTTGTAATGCAAAACCTTGTTCAAATCCTAATTTTACACAACAAATGAATTCTGGATTTCATCAAAATAATACCTTAAAAATTATTGCGGGTAAAAATAGATATACACCTCCTAAGGGTAGAAAATTAAAAGAATGTGAGGCAGATTGTGATAGAGATAGTGATTGTGCATCTGGTTTGAAATGTTTTCAACGATCTGGTAATGAAAAAGTACCAGGATGTGAAGGCACTGCAGTAAAAAGTTATGATTATTGCATTCCAAAAGAACGATTTTTAAAAAATGTTTCGGTTCACGGAAGAAAAAACCCCAAATTAAGTTTATGTGAAGGTGATTGCGATAGAGATACTGATTGTCAAACAGGTCTTAAATGTTTTCAAAGAAGTGGATACACTAAAGTACCTGGTTGTATTGGTAGAGGTAAAAGAAGTTGGGATTATTGTGTACCAAAATCATTTTAAGATTTTTATTCTGATATGGAAAATAAAGATAATTATTGTAGAAAATGTGTGTCTACATGGTGGACACAAAGAGGACCGGATATAGACAATATAAATTTTATAAAAACAATAAAAAAAAATATAAATTAATATGTTATTTTGAAATAAAAATCACATATTAATATAATGGAAACATTTAGTCTTTTTAAACTTATTGCAGGTGTTAGTTTTGGAGCATTAATGATTTTTACTGGATTAAGTAATAAGGAACCAGTTCATATGATTATTTTAGCAGTTTTAATGACATTGGGTTTATTTTATGGAGTAGGTCAACTTCCTTATTCATTTTTAATTTTTATTATTTTAGGAATGATGATGCATACATACGTTCAATCTGCTTCTATTGAAGATACATTGTTTAATGTTTTATTAATTATAACCGTTTCTATATTTTTAGGTATGTTTGGTGATATCGATTTTTTTAAACCTTTTAAAAACTTTAAAATAAGTGAAGGATTTCAGATGAACCCTAGTGGTCAACATGATTTAGTAAGTCATTCTATGACAGCGATACAATGTCAAAATGCATGTCAGCAAAAACCTCATTGCAAATTTGCTGTATATTCTCAAAGTGTGAATTTTGGAGGTAGAGGAAAGTGTTTTAATACAAAAGGTAGTGATAAAAATCAAGAGTTGCGTGGAGGACCTGATACTGGATATTCTGCATGGCGCAATAAATTTTACGAACCAAAGCCACCTAAAGTAGTACCATTTCATTTAAGATGGTATAGTAGATGGCCACATTGTAATAATATATCGTGTGGGAGAGGAACATTAAAAGATTTTAAACAAAAATGTGCAGATAAAAATAATTGTGATGGTTTTAGTTGGACAAAAGGTAAAAACAGCAATAATAGTAGAGGTAGTGGTTGTTTAAAGTTACGATGTAAACCATCTCAAGAGACAAGAAAAGGATTTGGATTTGGTAGTCATGGTTACTGGTTAAAAGGAAATGAAGTAAGTAAATTTAGAGACGGAATGTTTATTGCGATTAAGAACAATGCAATAAACAGATGGATTGCTGCTGAGGGCAATGGTAGAGTTGGAAATAGAAGACATCGTATGACTTGGGAAACTTTTCAAGTTTTAAAACATCCTGATGGTAAAAATTGGATGTTAAAATCATATCATGGCTCTTGGTTAGGCTTTTTACCTAATCATATTAGAAACCATTACGGTGTTAGACCCATTAGACGTTCGCCCTATCATTCTGTAGTTTTCAGCGCAAAAGGTCATACACCATCTGCGGGTTGGAGTTGGCAGAGAGTTCAGTTTGTAAGACAAGGAAACTATTGGGGTATTTATAATCCATATCATAAAAGGTATATGAATGGTTATAGTAATCAAAAAGCGTTAGGAGTTCCATGGTTAGGCAGTCATGAAAGATTTAAAATTTTTGAAGTTATTAATGGAAATTGGGGTCGTGGATCACGCGAGTGGAATGATAAAGAAATAAAATAAAATTAAATAATCTATAAATTTATTTTATAGACTATTTATATTATGAAATATATATTTTTAGCAATAGTTTTAATTTGTGCAACTATTTTATTATATATAAATTATTTTCATCAAAAACCTTTAAAAGAAGGATTAACATATCAAGAACAAGCACAACACTTAAAAAATCAAGATAAATATTATGATTATCGTAAATTTCCACAAGTTGTCAAAGGAGGAGGTGATGAGGCAAAATTTGTAGATCTTAATTTAGAAAAAACAGAATTAGTAGAAAAAAATCCAACAGAAAATGTACAACGTAGTGAGATTAGCAAAAAAATAGAAAAATGTCGAGCAATAGACATAAATAAAGATTGTAATTTAATTTCTGAAAATGATTGTGGTTATTGTTGGCATACAGATAAAATACAATATGGTAATGCAAATGGACCAGTTGCAGATGTTTGTCCTTCTGGAGGTTGGGTACCTCCGGGACCAAATGCAGCAAAAGAATGTATAAAAAAAAAAGAAAGAGCACTTTGTGCAACAATGACTGATTGTGGAGATGCTACAGGTGAAAAATCTATTTGCGGCTGGTGTCCTTTAAATAATAAAGGTGTTCCTAAAAAAAGTGCGCCTAATGGAAGAGGATGGGTAGCAAAATATGAAGAAGATAAATGTGATTGGAAATCAAAAATGAAAGATATCTTAGGAGATAGTCAAGAATTTCAAAAATGTATTGATTTAAAAACAAAATTACCTAGTCAGTTCGGTGCAAGTAGAAAGTGGCATGATAGAGATGGAAAATATTGGAGTTGTGAACGATATGCTAACGGAAATAATTGTAAAAATTATGGCAATAGTTATGCATATCAAGGATTAACTGGAAATCAAGCATGTTGTGTTTGTGGTGGAGGAGAAAAAGGTTTAGATTTTCCTGGTAATCTAATAGAACCTAATATGTGTGAAAAATTTAAACAAATGTTTCCATGTGTAGGTCCTAATATGTTTACTGGTCCACATACTCCGGCTTGCTTATCAAATTTATGGAAAAAAAGTGGATGTACAGGGGATTTAAATCAAAGAGTAACAGACCGAGAAGATTATAATTGGTGGAATAGTCATTCTTATGGCGATGCTGTTAAGAATATGAAAGGATTTGCAAAAACTGCAAAAGATTCATCTAATTACAATGAGGCTAATATAGCAAATAAAAAATGTTATGGTAACAATGTAGATGCATGTGAAGAAAGATTTAGACCTAGACCTTTAGAATGCTCTAGAAATATTTATCGTAAGGCAGGTTTAGATCCAAAAGGTAAATTACAACCAGATAATGTGAATACATGGCCAAATGGATGGGTAAATCAAGGATGGATAGACGGTCAAAAAGGTGGATGGAATGTTTCTGAATTTTTTAGAAAATTAATGGGATATAAACATCAAAACATACGCGATAGTGTTAACCCTAAGGCAAATTTTGACAGATATATGTTAACTAATCAATTAGTTAATGGAGAATATCCTGAAATTCCATGGGAAAAACCTTGCTGGAAAGATTTTATAAGAATAATGTCTTCAACAGAATATATTAAACTTTTAGATAATGGTCGTTTAAGTTTTAATAGTAATAGTGCTGGAAGATTTAAAAATTTAATACCATTAGAAGGAACAGAAAATTCTAAACAAGGAATTAGAAAAAATATACACTGGGTGGAAAATTATCAATTAAAAAAAGAAATATATGATATGAAATATTTCCCATTTTGGCATTTTATTACCATAAATAAACAGTTATGGAATTCTAGATGGAACCAATTTAAAACTCTTATGCAAAACTCGTCCTATGTTAAGGGAAGTGGACATAAGGTGCCTGCACGATGGTTTGGATGGAACCCATCACAAGCAAGAGGTAGACGAGGACTTAAAAAGGGTGAAGGGGATTGTGATAGTGATAGAGATTGTGCTCCTGGATTAAAATGTTATCATAATGGTACACGTATTCCAGGTGTAAGAAATACGGGTGCTCTTAAATGGGGAAGAGATTTTTGTTACGATCCTAATGATACTGCATTAGATGGGGAAGATATATTGAAATTTTTAAACGGCTCTAACTTTGATTCAATAATTGAAACTAAAACTAATTTAAATCAAGCAAATAAAGAAGGAGTATTTTATAAAGCAGGAAATGATAGAATATTAACAAAAAAAGCATACATGCATGAAAATTTCCCATATTGGACATTTATACGTCGAGCATCTAGAAGTTAATAGATTAAAATTAAAATTAAAATAAAGATAAATATGATATTTATTGTATCATATTTATTTAATGGGCCAAAGTCAATCAGTCAGTAGAAAAGTAAATTTTGAAGATATACAGTATTTATTAAATAAAAGTAAAGAGTATATTTTAATTAATACTTTAAATGAAAAAGAACAAGACTGTTTAATTAAAAATACTGTTTCTATAGAAAATGAAGTTAAATATATAAACCATTTTATGAGTGAAAATATAAGTATTAATATTGTAATTTATGATAAAAATGCAAATGCTCCAAATCTTATGAAAAAATATGAACAACTGGTAGGTTTAGGATTTACAAATGTTTTTATTTATCCTGGAGGACTTTTTGAATGGTTGCTTTTACAAGATATTTATGGATTTGATGATTTTCCAACAACAAAAAATGAAAGAGATCATTTAAAATATAAAGGTAAATCTGTATTTACAGAGAATTTATTGATGAATTAATATTTAACTCATATTTAATTCATATTTAATTTATATTTAATTAATATTTAATTTATATTTATTTAATATTAAAATTGAAAAATAATTTAGTATTTAGATATTAAATTATTATACTATCAACATGGATCTTAGACAACAAAAACTTACAAAGAAAGAATGGGAATTTTTAGAAGTTCCTGTAAATACAGAAGAACAATCTATTTTAGATTTAATTTATAAATCTTTTAATAATATCGATTATACAAAAAATGAAACAAATAGTTTATTACTTTACTTAAAAATAGGCACTGATGACATTAGTTTTCATTACTACTTGTATGACATGTATTTTAATAAAAAAATAAAAAAACTTTTAACAAAATACAATATTGAATGGAAATTTAAAAAAACAAAAAAAGCGATGAAAAAATTAAATACAGCAAATCTTATTAGAATAAAAAACAGTTCAAAAAAAATAGAAGATATTAAACATGAAATTATTGAATTTATTTTAATAGAACTAATAACCAAATTTTACAAACATAAATTTTGCCCAATGACTTATTATTCTATATGTGATATTATGAAAAACAGTATTGATCATATTAATAGTTATATTAAAGAGTTTGTTAATTTTGTAATTACAGAAAACAAAGAAAAAATTAATAAAAAAAAACTAATTAAAAATGCATATGAATATATTGAAAAAAATAAGATTATATTTAAATACAAAGATGTAGGTCTTTATCAACATCAAAAAGATTTATTTACATCTATTAAAAGAGAAGGACCTAAATTAATTTATTATCAGGCACCTACTGGTACAGGAAAAACAATTTCTCCTATTGGATTAGCAAACGGACGTAAAGTTATATTTACATGTGCAGCAAAGCACATTGGTTTGCAATTAGCAAAATCTTGTATTTCAATGGAAATACCTATAGCCATTGCTTTTGGGTGTAAAGATCCTAGTGATATTAGATTGCATTATTTTGCAGCGAAAGATTTTGTTAGACATAGAAGATCTGGTCAAATTTTTAGAGTAGATAATTCTGTGGGTGATAAAGTACAAGTTATTATAACAGATATTCAGTCTTTTATACCCGCAATGAATTATATGTGTGCATTTAATGAAGAAAATGAAATTGTTTGGTATTGGGATGAACCTACAATTACATTAGATTATAGTGAACATGAATTTCATGAAATTCTTGAAAAAAATTGGAAACAAAATAGAATACCAAATGTTGTATTATCATCAGCCACATTACCTGATAAAGATGAAGTTTCATCTATGAGCAGATATTTTTGTGATAAGTTTGATATGGCAAATATAGAGCAAATTAAAAGTTATGAATGTAAAAAATCAATTCCAATTTATGATAAAGAAGGTAATATTATAATGCCTCATCTTTATTATGATAGTTACAGAAATTTAAGAAAGTGTGTTAAACATATTAAAGAAAATTTGACAATTCTTAGACATCTTGATGTAAAAAAAATGGTTGAACTTATTTATCATGTAAATAAAGAAGAGCTAATATCTGAGCAATTTAATATAAATAACTATTTTGAAAATATCAGTGATATTACAATTTTGTCACTAAAAATGTATTATTTGAATATTTTATCATTGCTTAGAGATAACTACGATATTGTGTATGAATATTTTAAAGAAAAATATCAAAAAGAAAAAAAATCATTTATTAAAGTTACAACAAATGATGCTTATACATTAACAGATGGCCCAACTATATTTATTTCAGATAATGTAAAAAAACTAGGATTATTTTACTTAAAAGTATCTAAAATTCCTGAAACCGAATTAGATAGTATATTGGAAATTATTCAACGCAATGAAAAATATACTATAGAATTAGAAAGAGTACAAAAAGAAGAACTTCAACGACAAGATAAACTGGGAAGTAAACATCTAGAAAAGGATCATTCTAAAAATTTAAATAGTGATGAGTACAAATTTCAAGAAACATATAGAAAAACAGTAAAAGCACTAAAAGATAAAATTAAAACAGTGGAATTAAAACCAAAATATGTTCCAAATAGTAAAGAACATAAAAAACTGTGGTCTAGTGATAAAGATAATAGTGAAAGTTTTACTAGTGATATTGACGATGAAACAGTTACCAAAATCATGTATTTAAATGTTGATAAAGCATATAAAATACTCTTATTGATGGGTATAGGAGTATTTATAAAAGATATGAATAAAGAGTATTTGGATATTATGAAAGATTTGGCTACAAATCAAAAATTATATATTATTATTGCAACATCTGATTATATTTATGGTACAAATTACCAATTTTGTCATGGTTATTTAAGTCGTGATCTTGAGAATATGACGCAAGAAAAAATGATACAGGCATTTGGGAGAATTGGTAGAAAAAAAAGTCAATCAAATTATACTATTCGTCTTAGAGACAATACATTAATAGATAAATTATTTACAAAAGAAAAAAATAAACCAGAAGTTATGAATATGAATAGATTATTTGGATTTTAAATAGTCTTTCATACCTCCTTTAAAATCCATAATATTTACAAATCCCTTTTTAAGTAATTCTATTGCTGCTAATTCTCCTGCATTACATTTATCATGCGCACAATAAACTATAATTGGAACTTCATAAATATCTAATTTTTTTTGTTTAATTAAATTATTTAGTTTTAAATAATTTGCTGCAATAACATCTGTAAACCATTTCATTAAATCATTCTGAGACATTTTTTTTATGTCTTTGCTAGTTAAATTAAAAGAATTTAAAATATGACTTTTTGCGTAATATTTTGCAGGAAGAGAATTAATTAAGACAGCATTTTGTTTTTTATGAATATCCATAGTTTGTTTTAGATTAAGGTTACATACAATTACTTTTGTATAAACAGTTTCATTCCACGTTGTTTTTGCTTTATTTGAAAAACAAAAATGTATATGTCTATAAAATGTTTCTTTTTGTTTTTTACCTTTTTCTATTGTATTATAAGGTTGTGGACAATTAAAGTGTAATGGTGCTAGACCATCTTTATTTACCAAAGTTACACCGTAATTTTTAAAATTTTTATAGGCTTTTTTTGCATCTTTAATTAAGATAGTAGATGAAGGTTCTGCTCCCCAATATAATATAAATTTATTTTTGTGTTGCTTTCCAGCATTTAAATTTAATTTCATATTTGTCTTTTTTTGTGTATACGGTTTTATTTTTGCATTTTCAATAAAATTACTAACATAGTCTGTTTTTTGCAACCATGATGGTAATTTTTCATTATTTGTTTTTATAATAGATTTAACATCTACACCTTGACAAGAAGCACATATATTTTTCATTATATATATATATTTTATATAAAAAAATATATAAATTGTAAGATAATAAAATGTAAGATAATAAATAACCAAAGTTACCAAATAATATAAGGCAAATGGTTCATTAATTCTTTATCATTGTAAATGTCATAATTATTCTTAGTATTTTCATTTATTTTGGAATTTTTTGGGGTGATTGTTTCTGTTGCTTTTTTGTCATCATTTAGTATTTGACATGCCTCCGCACCGCAATGATCATGGTTAGCCCAATTGCTATTAAAATCAATAGAGTTTTCACGTGCTAAAGAATTATCATCCTTTGTATTTCTTACTACAGCACCCCAGCGACCGAGTGGTGCTTGAAGGTTGGTTGCTTTATTTCTAAAAAGTCTAAACATATTTTTCAATACTTTAATTACTTTCTTTATTATTTAAATCAATTTTCCTACAACCAATTTTTTTCATTTCATCATTAAGAAATTTAATAGTATCACTACTATGTGTTACTAAAACATCTGGATATATACCATGTATCAAAGCACCAACTGATGCTTTTGCAAACTCATAACTTAAAAAAAAAGAAAATTTTAAATGAGAAAAATAAGTTAAACAAACTTCTTGTGGATGTTTAAACATTGATATAATATTATATTTTTTTTTATTTATATGTTAACTAACTAATTGTGACCATTGATTTTCCGCATAAACAAAATCCTTTTTATCGTGGATATAAACTCTATAAATAAATTCTTTATAATTTTTTGGTTCCATAAAACTATTGTAATGTTGTAAGGTAAATCCAGAATTTATATTTTTTTGATTGAAATAAATAACATTTTTAAGTGGATTTTCTCCATTTCCACTAATAAATCCAATAGTAAATTTCTTCCATCCAGTATTTTTAATATTTACAGAATTTAGTTTTATAATAAGTTTGTCTAATTTTGCTTCAAATGATTTAACCTTTTTTAGATTTTCTTTTGTACTTGTACAACATAATACCTTTTCTCCTATTATCTTAGGAAATTTTCTCATATTAAGATTATCTAAAAGTTTTATAGTTTCTTTTGTATTGTTCTGATAAATAATCATGTCATTAGACATGTTTAATAATATTTTATTTTTTGGATCTTCAATTATATTTATAAGTATTTCTTTTATAATAAATTCTGCACTTTTAACTGCATGATGATAATAAACATTTTTATGTAATCTATATCTAGTTTCAAATAAAGTTAATATGTCTTGTTGTATTTTTTCAGGCCATGCTAACTGAACTTTATCATTATATTTAACAACTCTAGCCATATTGATAAGTCTATCATAATTATTTACACTTAATCCTAAATGATAACTATCGCGTTGTATATAATCTATTTTATCTACATCAACAGAGGATATTTTATTTGCAACGATTTGATAAATATAATTATCTTTTGTTTCATCACTAGGATCTATCATTTCTATAATCATATTTATTTCTTCTTCTTCAAGTTTAATATTATATTTATTTATCATTGATGTAAATATGGTAATACCACGTTTCTCATGATGAGGAAAACCATATTCTGTTATGATATCATCATAAAGATGACTGAATGGTCCATGACCTATATCATGAACAAGACCGGCAATTCTAACCAATTCTATTAGTCTATCTGTTATTTCAAGTTCTGATTGATTTACCTGTAGATTTTTCATTATTTTTCCAGCGAGATGACTAACACCTATAGAGTGTTCAAATCTTGTATGATTAGCACTAGGAAATACTAAAAATGCAGCACCTATTTGGCGTAAATGATGAAGTCTTTTAAATTCTGGAGTATCTATAATTGATTTCATAAGCGGAGTTATTTTAATAAACCCATGTATAGGACAAAATATTTGTTTCGATGTCATTATTTTATTTTATATAATTTAAGATAAGTTATAGAAAATATTTTCAATTTTATACTTTTACTTCATATAGTAATAAATTTTCTTTTTCTTTTTCATTTTTTTTTGGAATGCATATACATCTAGTAATTAATAAAATAATAAATTCTGCAAATATAAATAAAATAAATTGCATAACTGCTTTATTTTCTTGAAAATCAATATTAAATATGTTATAAAATAAAACAAAATATAAAAAAACATTTGATATTAATAAATAAAAATAAGCTATTGTATAATTTACATTGCATTTAAAAACAGACGAATGAAAGAAGGTATCCATAATTTAAATTATAGCAAAAATGGTTTAAGTATGTTTAAAAAAGTTTTATCTTGAAGTAATCACAGTAAATCAAGAAAATACCCAAAATAATAGCACCTAACCCTAAAACAGTATTTTTTGTTATTTTCTCTCCCAAAATAATAACTGAAAAAATAGCGTTGAATATTAAAAGAACACCTTCTGCAATAGGTGTAACAAAAGAAGAATTATATTTTTCAAGTAAATAATAATTAGCCATTATTGCGGCCATGGCAACAACACTAACAATAGTTCCCCAAACAACTACATCTTTAAAAAAAAGACCACTGTTTTTTTTATAAGCCTTAGGAAATCCATTGTAATAATAATGCTGTATTAAAAAGGGTATGGCTATAATGCCACTTATAAAATAGCGAATAAATGTAAAATAATAATGACCCATTTTATCTACCGATATTTTCTCTAAAATAGGTTTTAAAGCCCATCCTCCACCATTCATTGCAAATAATAAGATATCACTCATATATAGTTTGTTAATAAAATAATATTAAATGTAATTAAAAACATATTGGTTAATAAATTATTATGAGTAATTTATTAATTATTTCTTTAGTTTTTGGTATGACAAGTGCTACATTTGTTACATTAGGATTTACATATGAAAGTTATAAGGTGTATAAAACAAAATCTAGTGAAACATTGAGTTGGGGATCATTGGGACTACAAATAGTTTCAGCTACATCTGGTGCAATTTGTGCTGGAATAAATATTTATAGTACTGGTATAGAAAATTTACCTTTTTTAATAACAAATACAGCAATATTAATTAACTTAATTGCATTAGTTATATTGAAACGTAAATATACATCGTTAGATGATTAAATTATTAAAGTTTGCTTGTAAGCATAGAAACTCTAACAACATTATTATAATTCATTTTTTTATGTGATCTATCTGGGGAAACTTCTTCATTAAATGTAATATTATTATAATTTATTGATTCAAAAAGTTTAATAATTTTTATAATTGTTCTTTTTTTTAATTCTAATTCATTATTTTTATCACCTCTCCATGTAAAACTGTGCATTTTCCATTGATTTAAAATACTTTCTAGTTCGTCAAAATAAATAGGCATATATGAAAACTATTAATCATATATTTAGATTGTTTTTATAAGACTTTAAGATTTTATATATTATTAAATAATACATAAAATGAAATATAAAATGAAACAACTTAGTTGGAGTAAGCAAGACCACCCATACCACTCATGATGCGGAGTACGTTGTAGTTAGTGGCGTAGACACGGACCTTGGCGGTCTGGACACCACCAATGGCGGCAGCAGAGACGACGAGCTGAAGAGTAGCGTTGTCGATTCTGGAGAAGTTGCAAGTTCCAGATGGCTGGTGCTCCTCAGGGCGAAGTGCGAAAGAGAAGACGTTAATACCAGTGTCGGGGTTGCGTGTGTGGTGCTGGAAAGGCTGAACAAGGTCGAAGTAGGTACCCTCGCGCTCAGAGAAGCGATCCTGACCGTTCAACTGAAGTTTGGCAGTGACGACTGGGTTCTCACCCCAGCAGTGCATGTTAAGGGCAGTCTCGGCAAGGACAAAGACACCAGCGTCAGAGACACCGGCAAGAGTTCCAGAGGCGGAGTCGAGACCAGTACCAGTGGAAGCGTTTCCTGTGTTGCCTTTATTAACAGCATCGGCGGTATTGCCACCTGGAAGACCTGTTGCGGTTGAAAGACCATCGGCAAAGAGACCAGTATCAGTATCAATTACTGTGGCAGTGCCATCTCTGGATCCGAATGCAAGGATGGTGTTAGGGAGAGCATCAAGGGCATCAGTGTAGTTGAATGGCTGGGCACCGAGGGCTCTGTGAAGTTGACGTCCACTGATGAAAGAGTCACAGTAGGCGACGTGAAGGTCAGGCTGAACAACCCAGATAAGTTCCTTGCATGGGTGGTTGAAATTAAGTTTGACCTTGTTGGAAGATGAACCGATGGATTCATCGCCAGTGAACTGAAGCTGCTCAATGAGGTACTCATGGGGGTTCTGGGCCATGCGTCTGCGCTCATCGGTATCAAGGAATACGTAATCAACGTAAAGAGAAGCAGCGACAAGAGATTTAGCATAGGCATTGGCTACCTTCTGGTTGTCAGCACCTGCGGCAGGATCAACTTCTTTGACGGCGAAAAGACACTCATCAAGAGGACGGATCTCAATGTTAATCTTGACCTCGTGGTACTGGAGGGCAATAAGGGGAAGTGCAAGTCCTGGGTTGCGGCAGAACCAGAACTGAAGAGGGATGTAAAGTGTGGTCTCAGGAAGAGCCTTGCGAGGAGCGCAGACTGCCTCAGGGACGTTGTTGGCACCACAAGCGGTGGCAACATTAGCGAAAGAAGGGTCTGTCAAGTAAGTAAGCTGAGAAGTCTGACCGATCATCTTGTGGTATCCGGCCTCCTGCTCGCTGGTAAGTGTAAGCTGGTTCCAGATGTGCATCCAGTCACCGTACTGACGGTCAATGCGCTGGCCACCAATCTCAACCTCAACCATAGAGATAAGCTGCTCACCTGGGTAGTCGAGCCATCTAGCAAGGCAGTTTTCTGCGGCACCGGCATCATCCTGGTTGACTTCAGGGAGTGTAACCTGAAGGTATGTTCTGTATGCAAGATCACCATTTCTGGAGACAGTGCACTGGACTCTGCGGCCGAAATCAGCCTGTCCGTTGAAAGTCTGTTCAATTGACTCCATTGCGAAGTTAGTGTGGCGTCTGTAGGTTACCTTCCAGAAGGTAATCTGAGGGTTACCTGTAAGGTAAACATCCTGTGCGCCGTAAGCTACGAGTTGCATTAATCCTCCACCCATTGGGTTATAATATTGCTAAAGAAAAAAAAATTTTGTAAAATCGTAAAAAAAACGGAATAAATTACAAGTTTAAATTATTTATATTAAAATTTTCAGTCATAAAATGCTTTAAATAATCATCAAGAAAAACTTCTTTCTTACCTTCATGGTTTTTTTTAAAAATATACGAATTATTGTTTTTATTAACAGTCCAACCTTTTTCTAAAGCATTGTAAATAAATACCATTTTTTGTAATGTAATAAAATCTATTTTTTTTGATGGTTCTTCATTTCTCAAATCAATATCCATGTTATATTGATTTTAGAAAAAATGTAAAGTATACTAACATATTTTATTTATTTTTAACTTTTTTTAAATTATCTCTAAATATATTTAGTTTATTTTAATTTAATTTGGTTTTTTTTATCATTTTGCGCTTATTTTGTATTTTTTAACTGTTTTATTAAATTAAATGAATGTAATTATAGAAGTTTCTAAAAAATCAAATTTAAAATATGAATACGATAAAGAAAAAAAATGCTTAATTTTAGATAGAGTATTACATAACACAAATGTATTTCCGTATAATTATGGATTTATTCCTAATACACTATCACCCGATGGGGATCCTCTTGATATTATTATTTTATCTGAATTTGAATTAATGCCCGGAAGCATTTGTAATATTAAAGTAATTGGAGGAATTGATACATCAGATGAGAGCGGACAAGATGATAAAATTATTTGTGTTTTAGATGATAAAGTTGACCAACAATCAAAATACACAAATGATATTTGTGATGTAAATCAAAGTATTTTAGATAATATATATTATTTTTTGTCTCACTACAAAGACGGTGAAAAAAATAAATATGTTAAAATTGGAGATTTTTATAACAAAAAAAAAGCACTAAATATAATAAAAAAATATACTATAGACAAAAAAAAATAATTTAATATATTTAACAAAATTTAAAATTAAATATATTTATTTTACTTATTATATTAATGCCTAATTTTAAACCAAAGGCCAATAAAAAAATAAAAATGAATAATAACTCAATATTGACTTTGGATAATCAACACAGTGATAAAATGAAAGAGTTTCATGACATAAAAAATAAAATTATACCTGAATTAAAAGCAAAAAGAAAAAATCTAAAAGAAAAATTAAAATTAGAAATGAAACTTGAAGAGCAACTTAATTTAAAAGATGAAATAAAGAAAATTAAAAAAGAAATTAAAAAACTTGAGCAAAAGAAAAAAAAATATTTGCTTGATAATTCTAAATATATTTTTCCTTATTTTGAAAAAAAAAAAGAACTATCACAAGGTAAACAAAAAAATAAAAATAAAATTTTACATAATTTTTTTAATAAAGACAAAAATGTTAAAATTAAAACAGAAGAAACAGAAAGTGATAAGTTTTTAATTAATATAAATGAAAATATGTTAAATATTAAAAATTATACGATTGATTATGAAGTTTGTAAATGTGGTGGAGAATTTATTCATATTGACTATAAAGGATTAGTTGTTTGTAATAAATGTGCAATTCAAAAAAGTTTTTTGATTGAACATGAAAAACCTAGTTATAAAGAACCGCCTAAGGAAGTTTGCTTTTATGCTTATAAAAGAATTAATCATTTTCGAGAAATTTTGGCACAGTTTCAAGCAAAAGAAACAACACAAATACCCGATGATGTTTTTATTAATATTAAAAATCAAATAAAAAAAGAAAGAATTTCTTTAAAACAAATGACAAATAAAAAAGCAAAAGATATTTTAAAAAAATTAGGCTATAATAAATACTATGAACATATTCCATTTATTAAAGATAAATTAGGTATAAGACCCCCTGTAATGTCCCCTGAATTAGAAGATAAATTATGTAATCTTTTTATGGAAATTCAAAAACCTTATTCAAAACATTGTCCAGATGATAGAGTTAATTTTTTAAACTATTATTATGTTTTATATAAATTATGTGAACTTTTAAATGAAAATAAATTTTTGCCTTTTTTTCCAATGCTTAAAGATCCTGTAAAAAGAATAGAACAAGACCAAATATGGAAAAAAATATGTAAAGAATTAAAATGGGAATTTATTCCTACAATTTAAATAGAATTAAATAAATAGAATTAAAAGTAAAAAAATAGTAATAATTAATGAATATTTTGTTTTATTTAAAAAATAAAATAACATTAAAAAAAAAGATATTATTATTTTTTATTATTTATTTACTACACAAATTATTTAAAAATAGAAAAAATATTTTATTTTTTATGTTTAAATTAACTCCTTATGGAAAAAAATTTATAAAAAATAAGCAAAAAAAAGCACTAGATACGATAAAAAAAAGTGTTTTTAAAAAAAAATGGTCTTGCAATTTAAATATTTTAAAAGATAAAGGCAAAAGTTTGGAAGATATTAAAATTGTAATTCGACAAAGAAAAAATCAATTAAATCATAAAATTTCTGGAACTTTATATAGTAACAGGGAGTATCATAAAACAATAGCAAATTATATGTTTAATTTATATATGTATAGTAATCCACTACATACTGATTTGTATCCTGAATTAAATAAGATGGAAAGTGAAATAGTTAAAATGATAGGAAACTTATTTGATTTACCTAAGACAGGTGGTGGAAATATAACTACAGGTGGCACAGAAAGTACTATTTTGGCAATAAAAGCATATAAAAAATATAAAAAAGAAACTTCTTTTTTCTCTAAAAAATTACAAGTAATAACAACAAAAACAGGACATGCTGCGATTAATAAAGCGTGTGAACTATTAGATTTAGATTTGATTTATGTTAATTTAAATAAAAACTATACAATGGATACAAAAGATTTAAAACAAAAAATAAATTCTAAAGTATGTGTAGTTATTGCATCGGCACCCTGTTATCCATACGGTTTAATAGATAACATAACAGAAATAGGAAATATTTGTAGAGATAATAATGTACCACTTCATGTGGATGCTTGTTTGGGTGGTTTTATTACACAATTTGATAATACTATTAAATTAAGTTTTAAAGATAATATAAGTTCTATAAGTGTAGATCCGCACAAATTTGGTTATGTACCAAAAGGTTCATCTCTTTTATTATGGAAAAGTAACAAAATAAGACATTATCAATATTTTATAACAGAAAATTGGACAGGTGGTATTTATGCGAGTTGTTCATTACCTGGAAGTAGAGCAGGTTATCAAATAGCAACAACATGGGGTATTTTAATTTATAATGGATTAGAATATTATAAAAGTATGAGTGAATTAATAATTAAGTCAACTAAAAAACTAGCAAATGATATTAGTTCTATATTTTCTTTTAAAATAATTGGAGAACCTAATGTTAATGTTGTTGCATTTTACAGCACAAAATATCCTCTTAGTCAAATTATTGATGAATTTAAAAAATATGATTGGAATTTAAATATAATGCAAGACCCATTGTGTGTACATATTTGTGTAACTCCATATAATATTGATAAATTAAGTGAAATAAAAACAATTTTACGTAATGTTACTAAACAAAAAATTATAAATAGTGATAAAGGATTGGTATCTATTTATGGAATGGCTGAAAAAATACCAAATAAAAAAGTTGTTCATGAAATTATAGAAGAATATTTAGATTTAACTACATGTTTATAAAAATAAATAATATAAATACTATAATTTATTTTTATGTAAATGAAATGATGAAAATTCATCCACAAAATATTATATTGGAGTTTAAAGATAATATTTTATATAGACATGAAAATAAAGATGATGATATACATGAAAAAATATGTCGTATATGCTATGATGATAACGAAGATGTAAGCAAATTACTATCTCCATGTGCTTGTTCAGGTTCAATGGAATATATACATAAACATTGTTTGATAAAATGGATAGAAACCAAAAATACATCAATTAACAACTTTAAATGTGAGTTATGTAAAAAAAAATTAACATTAAAAAAATTACAAAAGATTGAACAACTTAAATTATCTGGTATTTACAACAATTGTTACAAATATATTATTGACTTATTTTTTTCAATACTCACAATCTATGTATTGTCCTACATTTTTTATGCAATAGAACGTAATGATGAATATTTATTAGTTGATACATTGGATACTAATGAAAACAAATATCTTTTAAAAATGATTAAAAAAGAAATAAATACTCAAGAAACATATTACTTTTTTTTTTATTTTTCATTTTCTATTTTTACAGTGTCAATGATATTTTACACTTACAGTATGCTTTTAGCATATTTTTTTGTTTGTAGATTTAAACTTTTTTTTAAATTAAATATTGTAAATTTATTTGGGTGTATGTTTTTTTCATCTATATTTTTTTGGCTGTATCCTATTTATATTTTATTTCCTAGTTTTGCATCAGCAGAAATTTTTATATATACTTCATGTTTTTTATCATTAATAAATTGGCCAATAATAAAAGTGTATTGTTACAATTTTAATGATAATATTAAATTAATGAATAAAAAATATAATAAAATAGAAATATTAAATGCTACATTTAATCCATTGCAAAGAATACGGCAAATACAAGTAGATCTTTAAATTTCAATTAATTTTAATTAATTTTAATATAATTTAAATTTAATTATATTAAATTATTGTTATTATAAGTTACTTACATACGGGGGAAACCGACAAGATTGGCACCAATACCGAAACCGGCACCAGATCTGGCAGAAACAGCCATGGATGGAACGTATGTATCTAAGATTGAGAAAGTTGCGGCGGCTGTTAAAGCAATAAGGGCAACTTCGTCTAAGTTAAGTGATTTCTTGGGGATAGCATAGGCGGCGATGGCTACCATGACACCTTCAACAAGATATTTGACTGCTCTGCGAACAAGTTCTCCTAAATCCAACATTTGTGCTAATTTCTGAAGCATTTATAAATATTAATAAGAAAAAAATATATATTATTATTAAAACTTAAAAAAATATATTTTATAATATAATATAATGTCTAAAAAGATTGGATGTGAATATAGAAATAATAATGATGGAACATTAAATACTAAATACGTTGATCTACTTGAAGAAGATAAGCCTATTTCTGGGCAAAAATTTGCATGTGTTAGTTTTGTTTCTCCAGAAAACATTTTAAAACAAAAAAATCACTTTTTTTTTGCAGAGTTCCTAAAACATTATGATTTCTCTAAATCTATTCAGAAATTTTCTCAGTTTTTAAATTTTGTTACTTATAAATATAATTTGAATTTTGATAATGTTATGGAAGATTTTCAGGAATTTGTTCAAAGTGAAAAAGATGATTTTCCTAAAAATCATGTTAGTGATGAGTATAAAAACTTTTTAGATCAAAATGAAGAAAGATTAGATGATGATTTTTCAAAACAGTTTGAATTCCAAACAAATGTGAGAGGATTAAAGATTAGGGGTGTATATTCTACACAGGCTGAGGCAGAATTTAGATGTAAAATGCTTAGAGAAGTAGACCCAAATCACAATGTTTATGTAGGACCAGTAGGAATGTGGATGCCGTGGGAACCAGAGGCTTATAAGACTGGACGTGTTGAGTATTTGGAGGATGAACTTAATCAGTTGATGAGTGAGAAAAATAAAAATGAAAAAGCTGCTAAACAAGAATTTGAAAAACGTGTGTTGGATTCTAAGCGTAAGGCTATTGAAGAAAATGTTAAAAGGGCTAAAGAAACTGGTAATAAGTTAACACAAAATATTAATAAAGATGGTAATTTGGTTGGTGTTAATAATACTATTGAAAATACATTAGGTCTTAAAGAAGAAGTAACTTCTGCCGATATTAGAAAAGAATTATTTGAAGGTGATGTTGTAGAAAGACATAGTGCAGTTAAAGATGCAATGGATAGAGGTTTACTTCCAAAGGAAAATGTCAAGATTGATAATAATTAATTAGGAATTTGATTATTGATATATTGAACATTAACCAAATAATTATCTATAATAACCCAATGGCCTAATTGGGGGACTTTAAATCCAGATGGAAGAGTTGCACCAGTTACAATTGATTTTTGAGCAATTGTACTAAATGCAACATCGTTTGGGTTAGTTAAACAAATAATATGTTTTTTCTCCATTTAATTAAATAAATAGGTTAAATTTTTAAACTATTTATTTAATGATTTTTAATTATTATAGTTTTTGTTAATCTATAAATACAAAATAAATAAATTGAATATAACTTGTACTTTTATATACTATATTTATCAATGCTTAGGTATTATATAGCCGTTCCCAGCAAAATAGAAAAATTCTCATATCAAACCATATTTACATGGACAAATTATAGTTTTACTGGTTCTTATGAAGAAGCTATTATAAAAGCAATAGAGTTATTTCAGGAAGAAGGATATTTTGAAAATTTTATAGATGATATTTGTGATTATTATGGTGAAGAAGATGAGATAGAAATATCTGATGTTTTAGATGCTTGGCAAAATAATGACTATGAAACTATGTGGGAAAATACACCTGATTATTTTAAAGATTATTTTGATTTTGTAAGTGATGATTTTAACAAGGGAATTATTGAATGGGATAAGTTTGATAATGAATATATGAAAAATTGGGATGAAGATAAAGTTCATGTTATTGAGATAAATTAATTTAAATTAATTTATATCATAGTTTTAAAAATACTTTAAATAAATTTATTATTATTTTTATTTGCGAGTTTTTCTATTTTTTCTTTTGGTTTTTCTTTTTTTTCTTTTGTTTCTTTTACTTTTTCTTTTTCTTTTTTTTTTAGATTTTTTGTGTTTTCTAGTTTTTCTTTTTTTATATTTGCGAGATCTTTTACCGCCTTGTTTACTTTCAGAAGGACCAGCATCACTAGCAGCATCACTAGCAGCAGCACTAGCAGCATCACTAGAAGCATCAATAGCAGCAGCACTAGCAGCATTAAAGGCAGGTGATAAAAGTTGTTGGTTATTTATTATAAAAATTCGTTTATACATTTCATTAAATAATTTTCTACACATAGCATATTTTGGACTTTCTTCTGGTGTTTTTTTGTCACTATCTTTAAAAGGAGATACCCCTATTCTTCCTCTTATTGGTGTTCTATCAGCAAATTGTTGTAAATAAAATTTACCAAAAAAATGATATACCGAAGCAGTTACTGAAGAACCAAACATTGCACGAGGACTTCCATACATTATACTACAAAAGTATTCTTGCAATATAGGTTTTACTAACTCTATTTCATGTTTGATGCTATTAAAATAGTTTGCAAAAATATTTCTATTAAAATTCACAAAAAAATGATTTGCCATAATAATATTGCTTATGTAACCTTCTAAAACTCTATTGTTTATTAGTTCAGTTATATGTTTTTTTACTTCTCTATTATTTCTTCCTAATTTTGTAGTTACTTTTTTAATCTCTTTATTTTTATTCATGTGACTAGCATATTTTATACAATAATCTCCATCCCAATCTATTAATCTTACAATAGGATTTGTTAATGATGCTTCTCTATTACATCCATCTGGTTTATATGATATTACAGCATTTAATGGTTTAATGTCAAAACATACTACATCCATTTCTTTTGCTATCATGTTTAATTGATGTGTTAATTGTCTTTGGATGGATAAATCTGTTACTGTTAGATAGCCAGTTGGTACATGTTTATTTTGTCGAGTGTATACTTTTTTATAAAAATTATCTAAATCAGAATCAAAACCTTCACTAACTACTGCTAAATATAAACCACTATCTTGTGCTGGTTTTCGAATGTATCCATAAAAATATATTTTTGGTGCTATATTTAGTTGAGACGATTGTAGCCAGTTAACGCGAGTTCTTTTTGATTCATCATCTTCTTCTACATCTCCATCTTGGTATCCTTGTTCTATTGTATTTACGTTAAATCCATCCAAATATATAGGGTCTTTTGTTCTTCTAAATACAAGTTCTTGAGGTTTTACAGTTGGGTCAGGATGTTTAAAAAAATAAGTAAAATTTGCAGAACCCATCTTAGTTTTAAATCGATTAGGGTCTTTATCATCTCTTACTTGCACATACCCTTTTGATGTTATTATTTCATCAAATACTTGTACCTGTGTGGGATAAATAAAATTATTATTTCGCCCGGTTAATTCAACTATAACAGGTTGTTGACCTTTTATTGATGATCCTAATGGAATTGATTGTTTTCCTTCACTAATATCTTTCGATGCTGCCAATGTTGCCATTTGCTTGATATATAATTAAAATATTTTATTATAATTATACATTTATTATTTTATATTTTAAAAAAAGATTTTTTTAAATATTTTTTCACAAAATGTTTCTTGTGTTTCTGGTTCAATGGGTTCTGGTTCAATGGGTTCTGGTTCAATGGGTTCAGTGTCCGGTTCTGGTTCAACGGGTTCTGGTTCAATGGGTTCTGGTTCAATAGGTTCTGGAACTACAATATCTATTTTATCTACACATGACCATATTTCCCAATGGGCTCCCCAATCATTATAGTAATATATAGTGTAACCTTCGTCTCCCCAATTTTCACCCCAACTGTTTCTAATTATAAAACCATCATCATTATATCCAACAATTGTCATAGCATGTCCTCCCTTAAAAGTTTCATCTTTATTTGTTTTTTTCCACATTTGGTTTCCATAATTATAAACAGGAAATCCTACAAGCGCTGGTCCGTTTAAAAATAAACTCATTTTTAAATCATTTATATTTTGAATTCTTGCATAACTTTTTATTATATTTTGTTTTGCTAAGTTATAAATATGTTCTTCAATACTATCTTTATGTTGGATTTTTCCATAAGGATAGGTTTTTTCTAAACAAATACCGTATTGTTTTAAAAGTTTCATAACATCTCTTCCATACATACCTTCATCATTGTTTGCATCATTATCATATTTATTTGAACGTAAATTATAAAAAAATTGTGGAGAGAAATATTCATTTATATTTTTTTCTTTTTTTTCTTGCCATTCTTTCATACAAGCTGCACTTTGAGCATAACATGTTCCTTGACTTCCTTGATTTCTAACAGGCATTAAATCTTTTCTTAAATCTAAATTATCTGGATAAATCGTATCAGTTTGCTTTACTAATTGTTTGCGAAATACATAATCTCTTTCATCATTAGGTGATTGTTTAAGATTTAAAATATGATTCATTTATAATAATATAATAATAAAATTTTTACATATATTATTACTAATTATCGTTTTAAAATAAAACGATATAAAAATGAAAAGATTACATCAGAAAGTAAAAGCAAAGAAGTCATATTTACATTATTTTTTAAAAGATAAAATGAAGATAATAAATAAAACATACCATGTATATAACGCGTTTCATGCCAAAAAACATTATTAACTTGTGTTTCATTATTAGAACCGGTTAATCCTTTGTAAATAAAACCGAGACCCATTATAAGTAAAATACCTGCACAAATTATATTTATTTTTTTGTTCTTTTTTTTGTTAAGATAAATAATTAAATAAATTAAAGTTAAACGTACAAAAATACAAACAAACCATAGAGGGTGAATTTTCATTTATATATATAAATAATAAATTATTGATATTTACCATCTATTTTTTTTAACATTAATTCTAGGACCCTTCTTTTGAGCAGTGGGGTCATATGTTTCTTCATCATCATCACTATCAATATCTTTTGACATTTCCCAAAACTCTTTTGAACCTAGTTTAAAATCTTTATGGGCACTTGCTTTATACCAAAAAATCTGATCTTCTAATTTATTTGATTTTGCGTTATTTGCAACAACTAAACATTCATAATTTTCCGTACATTGATCCATAACCTGACAAAAAGATTCAAATGTAGGAAACATTCCGGCATAATTTTCATAAATACGTTTTCTATTTGCAATATAAGGCTCTCTTAAAATAAATGTGTAATCTATATTTGTACGTAAATTTGGAGGAACACCAAGTGGATACTGCATAGTAATGACAAGCATAATTTTCCAATGTCGTCCATTCATAAAAAGCAAACGCATTAATTTATCTCTAGCCCAGCTATTATCATATAAACAATCGTCTAAAATAACAAATGTCCTAGGGTCTATATTAGAACGATTATATGCTTCTTTTTCTTTTTTCATTTGCTTCATTACTATTTTCTGTCTTTTTAAAATATTTTCTATAATGGCTGTATTATATTCATCATGGATGAATAGTTTAGGAACCATTTTTCCATAAAATCCATTTCCTGCTTCAGTTCCAGAAATAACAGTTCCAATAGGTATATCTTGTTGGTAATACAATAAATCTCTAACTAAATAACTTTTTCCTGTATCACGACGTCCTATTAAAACAATTACTGGTCCCTGATTTTCATTTGGTTTAAAAGTAATATTCTTCATATCAAATTTTTTTAGTTCCAAGTTCATTATATTAAAATAATTCTTTTATTTTTTTTATATTTACGCATAAAATAAGTTTAAATATATAAAAAAATTTGTATATATCAATTAATGTTTTCTCTTTATTACAAAAAGAATAACAATAAGCAATTATTTGACTATTTAGAAGAAAATGGATTTCAACATCCTCAAAATTACTTTCCTTTGTTATCAAAATTTTTTCAATTAGAAACAAATAATTTTAATAAAATTAATTTAAATCAACATTATTCAATAAAAATGATAAAAGATATGGAAAATAATAATAATTTTACTATTTGTTGCGAAGATGAAAAAAATAATAAAAAAGAAGTAAAATCTTTTTTTAAATTTTCTCCTTTAATTGATCCTGTAAAATTTATGGTTGGTAAATATGAAAAAGTAGAAAAAAATATTATAGAAACTTTACCTAAACTAAATAAGAATGGTTGTTTAGACAAAGTTTTAGATCAAAATAATTCAGCATATGTAGATAGTTTTTTTTCTTACCTTACAAGTCAATTGTTACATCAAACCCAATTTAATCATGGTATAGATTTTTATGGGACATTTACTACAATACAAACAAAATATATTTGTAATATTTTTGAAGATATCGAATATTTACATGATGCAAAATTTTTTCATAGAAATAAAGATAAACTCTTTGAGGTTGATCACATTGATATTGATAGATTTTTAGAAAGTGATACAAGAAAGTATAGACAAAAAATAAAAATAAATAAAGAAAAGGTAGAATTAAAAACGGATACAATTAACAATGATGTTTTTGAAGGAATATTTAAATTAACAGAAGAAAATATAGAAAAACATAATAAAAATGTAGAAAATGAAATTTGGAAATCAGAATTAGAAACAAAAAGTGATAAAAGTCATAAAAAAACAAATTCAACATGTTCTTCTAGGGTCTCATTAACAGATGATGATTGTAGTAGTGATGAAGAAGAAGAAGAATTGGGGGATAGTCAAGAAGAAAGTGATTTTTCTGATTATTCTAGTGAAAATGAAGATGAAGTTGTTCAGGCATATATTTACGACTTTCCTGTACAAATTATTTGTTTAGAAAAAATGGAAAATACACTAGACTATTTAATGGAAACAAAAGGAAAATATCTTACTAATAAAGAGTGGAAATCTTGTTTATTTCAAATTATAATGATGTTAATAACATATCAAAAAGTATTTGATTTTACTCATAATGATTTACATACAAATAATATAATGTGGAATAAAACAGATAGAAAATTTATAAATTACAAATATAATAATGGTTATTATCGTGTTCCTACATTTGGTAAAATTTATAAAATTATAGATTTTGGACGTGCTATTTATCGTTTTCAAGATAAAATTATATGTAGTGATAGTTATCATCCAAAAGGGGATGCTGCTACTCAATATAATTGTGAACCTTATTTTAACTCTCAAAAACCACGTTTAGAACCTAATAAAAGTTTTGACTTATGTAGATTAGCATGTTCTTTATATGATTATTTTATGGATGATGAAGATGATGAAGATAATATTCAAAATCCTGTAGCAAAAGTTGTTGATGAATGGATTAAAGACGATAAAGGACGTAATATATTATACAAAAATAATGGAGAAGAACGATATCCTGATTTTAAATTATATAAAATGATTGCCAGAACCGTTCATAACCATACACCTGAAAATGCACTTAATCATATTTTCTTTTCAAATTACCGAGTTGGGCGTAAAAAAATTAAAAAACAAAAAGTAATAAATATCGATGAATTACAACCTATGTTTGTTTAAATTTTAATATCACAAACTGTAATATTAAAATTTATTATTATTTAATTATATGTTGTAACTGATTAAATTATATGTTATAATTTTTTTTCTTATTAATGTACAGTTTCTTTTTGCCTAGTTTCATATTCTTGATATGCTCCGTAATCGAATAAGGTATAAACAGATGCTGGAATTTTACCTAAACTAAAAACACCCATAAGAACAAGTTGAACCCAATTCATTACACCAACAGCGTGACTTCCAATAATATTAGAAGGTCCAAAATAAGCAGCCAAAATCCATCGTGCATAAAGTTCAAAAGTTTGAGCATGAATACCCGGAGTAGATGCAGGTGTATTCATCCATCTATGCATACTATAATATAAAAGAGAAATACAAGAAATAAGTGAAACTCCTGCCAAAAAGTCACGTGATGGTCCAGTAGTATCATCACACAAAAGAACAACAAAGGAAGGAATATAAAAAGACAGCCACATTAACTGACCAAAACGGTAACCCATTTTGCTATCAACCATATACAAATTATCCATTAAAGGCATAATATAAGTTGAACTGTTAATATTTCTTTAAGCAAATTCCCTTAAATATTTGAGACATTATATATTTTTTTCATAATTAATCCCGGTATTTTTGTTTTTCCAAAAAATTTCTCTCCGACAATTTTAAAATTATTTTTTTTGTAAAAGTCAATGGCTCTTTTATTATCTGCTTTAACGTCTAAATAAAAAGTAGTTGAATGATTATCTATAAATTCTTGAAAAATTTTTCTAGCATTACCATTTCCTTGCGTTTTGTTTACAATCTGATTGATTTTTATTTCATCTTTTAAAATAAATATAGTTGGAGATATTTTTGTTTTACGTTTATATTTAGTCCATGTTAATACAACCCCGTCTTTATAAATAATTTCATTTTTAGTTACTTTATCTGTTAATCTACCTTTTAAAAATCTAAAGTAACCTCCCGGAAAAACTTCAGGATATAATTTAAAAATGTTAATAATTTCTTTTATATTAATATTTTTCATTTTACTATAAAAATATTAAAAAGTTATTATTTTATCGTAAAATAAAATAATCTTATAAAATATAATGGCAGATCAAAATAATAGCGGATTTAGTGATATTAGTGATATAAATCAAGTATTAAAAGATACTACTTCAACCCCGTCTGATAAAACAGGTAAATTAAATAAAATTAAAAATAAATTTGGTACACATGGTTATACAAAAATAGATAAATATATTGAGATTGTTGATAATGATGGTAATAAAAATTATTATGGTATTTCAGAAAAAAAAATAAAACAATCTAAATATTCAAAGTTTAAAAAAAAAGAAGAAAATGCAACAAATGAATTTAATAATGCGTTTATAGATAGAGTATTGGATTATGATGATTTAACACAAAATCAAGATATTAATAATAAAAATAGTGGTGCATTAGATACAAAAGATAAATTACAAAAAATGGTTGATTTAACTAATTCAAAAACAGAAACAACTGTTACAGATAATGAAAAAAAATTTGCAGGAAAAGATAAAGATGTTCACATTACAGTAGATGGTAAGGGAAGTAATCCATCAGATACAAGTAAAAGTTACAAAATTGGTAATTTTTCAGGATGGAATAAAAGTGGCAGTGTAGTTGATTATGATAGCGATACCAAAGTTGGTTTTGGTAATAAAGATAGTGGTGGTTCATATGACCAAAAATGGAAAAAACACAAAACAATGTATTGGAAAAAAGATACATCAACTGCTGAGGAATCAACAAATGAAGGTGTTTTTAAAAAAAAAAAGAAAAATAACAAACAAAATAAAAAAAATGAAAGTGACCCTAAAAACTCTTCAAATGATATTGGAAAAGATGATATAGATGAAATAAAACAAAATATGGATGACACGTCTCCCATAATTGAAGTAGGTGAAACTTCTAATACTGAGGATGAAGGAAATGCTTATGTTCTTTTTAAATTAAAAAAAGAACCATTAAATGCTGAAAAAATAGAATTAAGTGTTAGTTAAATATTAATAAAATAAATTAAATAAAAATAATTTAGTTTATTTATATATATATGAGTTTGGATTATGATTTTGATAAATTAAAAACAGGAGACCTTATTTTATTTAATTATCAAGCAACTGGATGTTTTGGATGTTTTACTAAGTGTATTAAATGGGGGACACATAGTAACTATAGTCATATAGGTATGATTTTAAGAGACCCTACTTATATTAAACCTAATCTTAAGGGTTTATTTGTTTGGGAATCTAGTTGGGAAGGTCATCCTGATCCACAAGATAATAAAATTAAATTAGGAGTTCAAATCACACCTATAAGTGAAATTTTACAAGCATATAAAGGTAAAGGGCATGTTTTTATAAGAAAAATTGCTTGTAGCAAAGATACTTTTAATAAAGAAATAATGCAAGATATACATGATGTTGTTTATAATAAACCTTATGATATAGTACCAAAAGATTGGATTGAAGCATTTTTTAAAAAAGACTTTAGCCCTCAAAAAACAGATCGTTTTTGGTGTTCTGCATTAGTAGGATATATTTATACACGCGTTGGAATATTAAAAAAAGAAACAGATTGGAGTATTTTAGTGCCAAATGATTTTTCTGTTGATGGAGAGAATTTAGCATATAATGGAATAGATAGACTATTAAATTCTGAATCCAAAATTATGTAATTATTATTTATAAAAATTATAATATAATAATTATTCTTTATAATATTTATAATATTTATAAAATGAAAAAAAATATGTTATTGGAATTACAAACTACTAGTAATGCAAAAGATATTCTAAAACAAGTTAATGAAAAAATACCTGAAAAAAAATTACATGATAATTCATATATTTTGTATGATATAAGAACATTATTAGGTGATAAAAAAAAACATTATATTGAAATAGGTGTACATGGAGGTAGTAATTCTTCATTAATGTTACAAAATCCTTATAAAACAGATTTTTTATGTATTGATCCATGTATATTAAACAAAAGTGATTATGATGGACAAGAAAAACATTATGCAACTATAATAAAAAATTTAAAAATAAACAATAAAAATAATTATAAGATAGAAGTAGAAAAAAGTTATTCAACTGATATTACTTTATTAAATTATTTTAGAAATTTAAAAATATACACAGACATAATATTTTTTAATAATGGAACAACTTACGATGATGTGAAAAAAAAATGGGAAGAATATAGAGGATTTTTAAATCCGGGAGGATTTGTAGTTTTTAATAATTATAAAAATAAAGATGTAAAATTAGCAGTTGATGATATAGTAAAAACATTGGGCGAAGATGAATTTGAAATCATTGGAGCATTAAATATAGATGACATATCTAGAAATCAGTTTATTGTATACAGACAAAACCGTATTTGGTTAGAAGTAAGTCAAGCAGAAAAAGCAGAAGCCAGAAGATGGGGTGTAAAATATGACTGGGAAAGATTAAATTGGTATATTAGAGAAAATGCACGATTTAAAAAAAAAGTTCTAGAATGTTGGAAACAAATTTAATATTATGTAAAACATTTCATACACAATAATTTATCGGCATAAATCACTTCATTTCTTATTTTATTACAACCTTCACATTTAAAATAAGAAATTTTATCAAATATACCTTGATATTCTTCATGTGTTCCTATCATATGAAAAATAGTACTTAATGTCATATTTTTAATAAATTCTTTTGTGATATCCTCATAATTGTTACTAAAACAAAGTGTTAAACCTTTTATAGAACCCTTAACCGCATGTATAAATATTGTTGCTGTTTCATTGCACCATTTTTTTTCTTTTTTTTGTGTAAAAATAAATAATTCTTTAATTAATTCTTTTCGTAAATTTTTTATAAATAAATGATGATCAGTAACATTATCTATATTATCATATAATTCATCCCACATTTCATTATTATTTAAACGATCTTTTACAAAATTTTTAATTTTAATTTGAAATTTTTTTACTTGATTAAAATATTCAAAAATGTCTTTAAAAATAACAACTGGATGCTGCTCTTTTTCTTTTAAAAGCATAATATTATCTAAATATTCTTTGTCATATAGAATTTTACATGTTTGTGCTAATTTTTCCATCTGTTACTTAATATATTTTAATATATTTTACTGAAATATATTAAAGTTAATATAAAATAAATTAAAATTCAGGAACATTTGTAAAAACTTCTGTCATTTTTTTGCCCATAGATGTAGAACCAAATTGTGACATAACAAAGTTACCCAAAAGAACACTTAAATATACTAAAAGAGTATCTCTAGCCAATAATTTAATAGGCTTATTTTCTTTTAAAATAAGTCTCATCTCAATAAATCTAAAAATAAGATATGAGATGGCTACTGCAACTGCTGTTAAAAAAATAGAACTAGACATTTTATATTATTTAAAAAAATAATATAACATATCATACGCAATTTGATTGAAATTGATATTTTTATGTTAAAACCTCAATATCGTTAAGTATAATATTAGGCTCTAACTTAACTTCCTTATCTAAATTATGTATGTCTAAAGTATCTAATTGAATAGAAGTATCTCCCATGATTTTAATACTATCTTCATCATCATCTTCTTCTGCCTCTTCTAATTTCCTTTTTTCATTTTGTTCTTTACTAATTTGTTCTAATCTTTCAATAGTTTTGGGTGCATTTACTTCAGTTTTTTTATTTGTACCCATATCTAAAACTGAATCATTATCATTAAAAGAAAGTTTTGATGTGGTAGATTGAGATCCTACTTCTTTAGTTTTTTCAGTAGATGAAGTGTCATTTACAGATTTTGTTGATGCTATAGTTGCAGAAGCACTTACTGAATTTACTAGAGTATCTACCGTTTCTTTGACTGCTTCTTTTGCTCCAACATTTGATGTTACTTCTGCCTTAGGAGTTTCAATAATTAAGTTTATGTTTTGAGATTTTGCCTCCTTTGTGACTGGTGTTTCACTTGTTGTTTCAGTATTTTGTTTTTCTGTTTTGTTTAATTCAGGTTTTTCAACAGTATTTATTTCGACATCATTTTTTGTAACAGTAGCTTCTTGAGATGTAGTTTCACTTCCATTTTCATTATTTTGTTTACTTAACTCATCTTCCATTTGTTTGGCAACATTTTCTTCTACAGTTTTTTCAATGGTTTCTTCTATAACTTCTTCATCAACAGTTTTATCGATATAGGCTCTAAGAATTTTTTCTACAGGCATACTATCTCTTGTTACTTGCAAAATACATTCTTGACAAATAAGTTCTATTTCTCTATTATTTTTTTGATAATCCAAAGGTAATAAATCTTTTTCAAATAAATAAACATTTTGGTATAATTTTCTTGCAAAATGAATATAACATTTATGAATAAATGTATCTAATTTTGGAATATCAATATCTATTTTTTTTTGTTTTTGTGATACTCTAATAGAAGTTAAAATTTTAAGTTGAGTGATATGAACACAAATTATAAGATCTTCTAAATAACTACATCCACTTGATTGTAAAATACGATTTTTTTCTTCCTCAATAATTGTGGTATTCCATTTAGGAACTCTAGATAAAAAATTCTGAAATGTCATAAGATATTTTTCTTCTTCGTTATTATCTTCACAAAGTTTACATGCCTCATTAAAAATAGATCTAATACCTTCTGTAATTAATGGAGTTAAGATTGTGACTAATCTAGATGAATACTCATTTTTAGCTTCAGATAAAACATTAACATTATAATCGTCCATTTAGATTGTTAATATATTTTCTAAATCTATCTTTTTCCGCATAAAATATAAATTTAATATTATAAGCATTAGTAATTTATCATTTCTAAATTCTGTTCGAATTAAATCAAAATAAATTAAAAATTTTTGCTTTTCTTTGTTTTTTTTATCTTGTTCAATATATTTAATAATATCTAAAGAACTATATGCTTTATTATAAAGTAAGTTTACTAAATTATTACAATCTATCATAGATTTAAAATTATTTTTATCATTTAGTTTTTTTTTTAAATAATTTTGTCGTTTTTTAAAAAACTCTAAATTACTATGTATTTCTTTTTTTTCTTTATATAAACTTTTTTGATTTTCATTTAAAATAGGTAGACCTACATAAAAGTTGCAAAATCTAGATAATATAGGTTTTAAAAGTCTATTTTCATTTTCAACAACAATAAAAAATCTAGTTGTATGACTAAATTTTTCAATGCATCTTCTAAGTGCAGATTGTGCATCAGTGGTTAACATATCTGCATTCAGTAATATTATACTTTTTATTAAATCAATATTTTTATGTATATTTGTTTTAGCAAAGAATTTTAATTCATCTCTAATAAAACTAATTCCTTTTCCATGGGCACAGTTAACAAACATTGCATATTGATTAATTTTTGATTTATCATAATTATAGATTTTATTAATAAAATCAAGTAATAATGTTTTTTTTCCAGAACCATTAGGACCATAAAAAATGATATGTGGTATTTTATTTTTTTCTATAAAATAATCAAGTTTTTTTTTAATTTTATGATGTAATGTATGAGTTTGGTTTAAGTCCATATAAATTTAAAAAACTATCTCTCTAATTTATTATAATTGTTAACTATATTTTTTATTTTATGTAATTTATGTTTAAAAAAAAAATAGTTATATGTATATGCGCATCGGTATTAATGGATTTGGCAGAATTGGTCGTTTGGTTTTTAGAATTATTGAGTTGAAAAGACAATCGGGTGAGAATGTGCAAGTCGTGGGTGTAAATTGTTCTATGACAAATAAACAATTTTTACAATATTTACAATATGATAGTTGTCATGGAAAATTTTTAGTAAAATCATCATTTATGGATGAAAAAAGTATTATTATTAATGATAATAAAGTTTTTATGTTTAATCAACGTAGTCCTGAACTTATAGATTGGGATAGTGCAGATGTAGAATATATAATAGATTGTACAGGGGCATTTAAAACAGAGGAAAAAGCAAAATTACATTTATATTCACAAAAAATAAAAAATGTAGTTATATCTAGTCCTTCTAACGATTTACCTATGTATGTCATGGGTGTAAATCACAAAAAATATAGTGGAGATGTAATTGTATCAAACGCTTCTTGTACAACAAATTGTTTAGCACCATTAGTAAAAATAATTCATGATAATTTTAAAATTAAAAATGCTTTAATGTCTACGATTCATTCTACAACAGCAAGTCAAAATACGATTGATAATAAATCTAGAAAAAATTTACGATTAGGAAGGTGTTGTTTAAATAATATTATACCAACAACAACAGGTGCAGCAAAGTGTGTTGGAAAGGTAATACCGGAATTAGAGGGGAAAATAACTGGTATGGCATTTCGTGTACCAACTGCAAATGTATCAGTAGTAGATTTAACTGTTCATTTGGAAAAATCTACATCATATAAAGAAATTATCAATTGTTTGCGTTTGGCCTCAAAAAAAGAACTAAAGGGTATTTTAAGAGTAAGCGATGAAGAATTAGTTAGCAGTGATTTTATGGGAGATAGTCATAGTTGTATTGTAGATGCAAATGCTGGTATAGAATTAAATAAAACATTTTTTAAAATTGTAGCATGGTATGATAATGAATGGGGATATAGTCATAGACTAGTAGATTTACTTATGTATATAAAACAGTAAACAGAGTATTAAAATAACTCTAATATTATTTAATTTTATGTATTAAATAATATTTTATTTAAGCCCAACTGTTCAATGACTGAGAGTAAGGATTTTGATTAAATGCTTGAACCATTCCAGGATTATTTCTTGCACAATTAATTGCACGTTCTCTTGTATTTTTACCTGAAATACGACCGTGTGTTTGCATACTTCCTGCTACTTTTGGCATATTGGCTCTCATTTCAACAGGATTAGTTGCTCTGTTTTTAAGATTGGTTACATTTTGTGCATGACTTGTCAATGATTGATTACCAATATTGTATCTATCTACTCTAGATAATACTTCTTTATTTGGATTTAAGCGTGCATTATATTCAGCATCATATGGACGGGGGTTAGTTGTTCCTGGTAAAGCACTACTTCCTGATGTATAATAGCAATTTGTTGTTGAGTCGCGCTGCTGAGGTACAGGTCGATTATTACTATTAATATATCCATCACTAGTATTACTACTTCCCATCATCCAATGTTTTGTATTTTCTGTTTGTTCTCTGATTGTGTGATGAGGAGTATCATTAGGATTCCAAACTGGCTCTTTATTAACACCAACTCTTCCACTAACGTTGCCCATAGGTCTTTTATTACCAATTACATTTTGCTTACGAGAAGGTCTTAATAAATCTAATACAGGTGCGGTTAAAGCACTAACAACGCCACTAACTACCCCTAAGTTACTATTTTCTCCTGTAAGAGTTCTTGAATTCATTCTTGCTTTATAACTGTGTTTACTATAATCTTTATTAGTTGCTTCCCATTTATCTGTACCAGATGCTCCACCTAAAGCAGGTCCTGCTAATTGTTGTTTATGTGCTGGAAGATATTTGCCATGTTGCGTTGGACCCTTTGCTTCTCTATCTGTTCCGACACCAAAATATTCTCTTGTTGTTGTTGTTCTATTTTCAGGTTGCATAATAATATCACTTCTTACTGTTTCTCTTTTTTGTCCACTAGTAGTTGTAAACCATCTTGATGGTCCATGTTCAAATGAAGTATCTGGTCTATTTTTTTCCATTTTACCTATCATCATTTTATTTGATGCATTTGTTAAACCTTTACCAGCATATGCTCCTAAAGTAACACCACCATATGTTACCTTGGGATTTGTTTGTGATCTTAATTGATCAACAGTCTTTGGCATTGTTGCTGCACGTGCCTCCATACCTGAATTAAATCCGCCAGTTCCTTCACTGCTAAATCCTTTATTAAGACCTGGACCTACTCTTATTTCTTGCCATGGCTTAGTATTATTCATTTTACTTGTTAAAACAGACCGTTGTCTTTCTTGCATAAAGTCAGTAGATACTGGAGCACCATGAATATGTGACATGTTTGATTCAGGTTTAAACATTGGTGCTATACCTTCCTTTTTATTTTGCTGACTTCCTGAACCGGTGTATATGTCTAATAAATTCTCATAACCAGTATTTTCACTAGTTGATTGTGTAATTTTTGCACCAAAATAAGGAACCATGTTATTATGTTCTAATTCAGATGCATTTATTGTATTTCCAGTAAGAGATCTAAAATTTCCTACATTTGTTTTTTCTTTTTCTAATGCTATTTTGTAATTTTCTGGTAAAAAATAATTTTCTGTACTGTTTTTAAATCCTCTATATGTTTGTACATTTGTTTGATTTAATATGTCGTTTGGTACTTCTTTTGGATAGTTTTTTACTATAGGTTTTTCATTGGGCAAGTAACGACGTTGAGTAAATGATTCAACTGGATTTCTTTTTTTTTCCTTTTTATTGGATATAATATACATTGCCCCAAGTGCTACAATTGGTATTGCTACTTCTGCCATTATTTATATATAATAAAATATATTTTATTAAATATTAAAACTTCTTAATTATAAAACTTCTTAAATTTCTTAATTTCCTTTATTTTCTTTTAAACATGGAACTTTTGGAACAAAATGATCTCTTTCTAAAAGTCTTGTATTTAAATTATTGTGGAATGTAAAACAAGTATTTTCTTGTGGATTTAAAAATAAAGGATAGGTGTGGTTTTGTGGCAATGCTCTATACATCCATGCTGGATGACTTACTCGAGATTGTTGTGTCATACATTGTTTATTTTGAGGATAACTTTTCTCAACAGAATATGGAACACCATTATTACTAAATTTAGTTTTTGGACAATATTTTGTCAATCGTCTTGTTCTTCCAGATAAATCACTATCAATGTCAATAGGTCCTCCATTTATAACTTCTCTTAAATTTGCTCCCCATTTTTGTACTCTAATATAAGGATCGTCAAAATAGGTTGGCGTTGGTCCATTTCCAGGTACATTTAAAATATATCTACCAGGATCTGTCGCCTGTTGTAAATTTTTTTTTGTTCTTGCATCATCATAATTAAATCTGGTAAAAGCCATACTTATATTTAATAAATATTTTATTATAAAAAATTTATTAAATTTTTCCTTAAGTTTGTTAAAGTTATTCTCCTGAAAAAGGACCAACTGGTCGTTGATTTTTTTGAACCACTAAAGGCTCTGGTATAAATACAGACGGCTTGCTAAAAAAAGTTTGTTCACCAATTGTATTAAGTGATGGTTTAAATTCTGTTTTTGGTTTTGTTAAATCAAATGCTCTAATATTAAATAAATTACTTTCAATATTAGCAGCATTATTTGAAAGTATATTATGATAGTAACCAGACTTCATTGCACCTACATTTGTTCCAAATCCAGCATTACGATTTGTATAAGGAATTTGTGGAAGCATATTCATTAAATAACCTTCATGATTTTTATTATCTTTTTGTTCTAAAGCATACATACCGGGTAAATTTTTCAAAGATGACATATATATATGTATCTAATTATTTTTTTTTAATTAACTCAATCATATTATTGTAATTATTATCACTAACTTTATTATTATTAAACATGTCTTGTAAACATTTATGAAATAAATAAAAATAATCATATGAAAAAAACAATGTAATACAGGTTTTTAATGGTAATTTTGCAGGAATAAGTGTTTGATTTTCTTGCAAATATTCTAATAAATTATGAAATTTTTCATTATTTTTAAATGTATTAAATATATTTTCTTGTATTTTTATTATAGTATCAAAGTCATGATTTTTTTGATTAAAAGAGGCTAAAATATCTTGTTTATACTTTTTATTTTGCTCTCTATCATCTACAAAATTATAAGTTACTTTGTGATTATAGTTATACATGTTATACTGTATAATTAATTATGAATTACATTTTAAATCATAATTAAATTAAGTTTTTAATGTTTTGTAAAGTAATCTTTATCACGACTTAATTCTCTTGATGGAAGACCACCTCTGATCCATCCATCAGCCGCAACATCTTCACAAATATTTGCAGGATTTTGAATACTTGCTTTTAATGATGGTACTAATTCTAACTGTTCATCACGCAATGATTTCTCCATAATGGTTTTGCAACTCTTTTTATTTCCTAAATAACCTCCCTGTTGAATTTGAGATTCTTCTACTGGACGAGATGGACCTCTTCCTAAATAAGGAACAGTTAAAAAGGGTCTCTGTTGTAAACTAATTCTAGATTTTGTAGATGTTTGAATGGTTCCAATTTTGAGTTTTGAATTATCATCTACATTGCATCCTCCAATGCCCATCTGGTGAGAACCATTGTAAAAAATGTTAGGTTGCTGAGTTGCAAAATGTATTGGTTTACTCATACCACAATCTGATGCAAAATAACTTTGAGTGCTGTATTTCGAGAAGTTTTTATTTTGAACATCTCTTTCACTAATACCACATTTATCATTTCCTATTCTTGTTAGGTTATCAAAAGTATAGTTATAGACACTTGCCATTATATATATTTAACCTAAGATTATTTTTATTTCTTAAACTTAAGTTGTTCTCAATCCAACATTATTTTTTGAACATTGCAAACTATCACCTTCCTTACATGATGGCATATTTCCATAGCAGAAAAGAGCAAAATCTTTTTGATTATTTGGAATTTTCGTATTTGGCATTGTATAAAAATTATGCATAGAATTTTCGTAAAGAATATTATCTCCTAAATTTCTGTATAATTTTTTGTTTTTATTTTTGGCGTTTTCATTTACCTCTTGTTTAATTTGATCATTATAAATTGGTGCAGCAGGAGGTCGTTTTACATTATATTTATATTCATCCATTAAAATATTCATGGCTGGATTTTTTTTAGTAGGAGTTGTAAATGTTTTTTTGATGTAATTATCTGTTTTTATTTCTTTTGCATAATTTTCTAAATCTTTTTTATTTATATTTGAAAATGTTTCTTTTGGACTTTTTGTTTTATAAAGTATAACCAAAATGACTAAAGTAATTAAAGATGATACCAAAATTTTCAATGAGCGTGTAAATAAATACCCTAAAATAGTCATTATAATGATTAATCGTGTGATAGCATTTAATTTTTGTGCTAAACTAAAACTTTTGTTTGGAAATATTTCTGTGATGTAATTTCTATCTAATAATATGTTTGGATTGTCTAACCAAAATTTTATCATTATTAATATATATAATAGGTTATTTTTTCTATTTTTATTATTTAATTTATTTTTGTTATTTAATTTATTTTTTGTTTTTCTTTTTCTTTTTTTTCTTTTTTTTCTTTGGATTTGTTCTTAAACTTTTTTCAACTTGACCATCGCTAGGCTTAAATTTCATTTGCTTATAGTTTACATCACTTACATTATTATTTTGAGCATTTTGTTTTTCTAGTTCTTTTTGTGCTCTACGTTGTTGTAATTTTCTAAGCATTCTTTCTTTTTGACTAGACATCTTAATATTTTGATTTAATCTGGCTTGCATGGCATTAGCACTTACTTTTTGATTTTTCCCCATAGGAATTCCCATTTTACTGAAAATTTTATTCATATTTTTCATACCAGGCATTGCTTTCATTTTCTCCATTAAATCTGCTGCCTCTTGCATTAATTCACTTTCTTTTATCTCTCCACTTTTTAATTTAGAATCTAATTTTGAACCAATAGATTTTACTAAATCCATTAAACGAGTAGGATTTTTCAATAATTTTTGAAAAACATCACCAACATTAGCACTGTCTTCCATGTCAATATCCATATCTTCTGCTGTTTCATTTGCAATCTCTTGTGCTAATCTTCCTAATTTTCCCTCCATCAACCCACTTAAATGATTTTGTAAATCTTCAGGATCTGGCAAATCTTCGGAATTCATAAAACTTTCTTTATCTTCACCTTCCATTGTTTCATTAAACATTTCACCCATTTCTTTCATTGTTTCTTCAAGTTTTCGTTTCATTTCGTCTTGATCTATTGCTTCAAATAATTTTGTAGTATCTCCAAAATCTTTTCCATTTTTAATAGAACTTGATACTGAAAACAATATTAATTGTAAATATTTCCAAATCGTTTTTCTAGTATTATCACTAATGTCTTCACTCCATAACTTTTTAAAGTCAATATTTGGTAAAAAATGTGTGTTTATTTCTGGATTTGTAAAAATATCTTCATTTTGATACAAAATATCAAAAAATCTCTCCGGAAAAACTGTTAAACAATGTTCAAAAATTTCAGTACCATCATGTTTATTTTGAAGAAATTCAATTGTACTGTCTTCTAATTTGTATTTCATTTCAGGAAAAACCAATAAAATATCTTTGTAAAAATCTTTAAGAATTTTAGAGAACTCCTCCGGAACCTCTTTATTTTGGGTTTCTGTTGGTTGTGTTGTTTCGGTTGGTTCTTCTGTTTTATTAGTTTCTTCTTGAACTTTTTTATTTTCGTTCATTATATGTTTAATTTAAAATTTAATTTTTAAATTAAACTTTTTTTAAAGTATATTTTTATATTTAATTATAATTATGTTTTATGATATAAGTCACAAATTTTACATAAATTTTGCACGTATTTTAAGGCTTTATTTTTATTTTCTTTAGATGTTTTACGTAAAGAAATCTTTATGTCATTAATTATATTTAATACTTTTTCAGATGTATGCCTTAAATCATGTGTATAATCTTTACTTAAAAAAAAATCCATATTTCCTTTATTTATTTCAATTAAATAAATATCATTTACATAATTCTTCCATAATTTAATTATTTTTTTAGGATTTACTTTTTTCATGCTAGCCAAAAATGTCCTTCCTGTTTGTATATCTGTATTATCTGGAAATATTGTAATTACATCATCCAAAAATTCTAATAAATGGTCGTTAAAAACTTTAACTAAATTAGACATTACTACACAAATATAAACATTATTTTTTAAATGATTATTTAAATGATTATTTAAAAAATTTATTGAGATGGCATGGATACCTCACTATCTCTTTGTGCTTGTAATTTACCTAAATCAACATTACCTACCTTATCAGGTTCATAATCTTCTGGGGGAGTATTAATTTTGTCATCAAAATTAAGTGTCACAAAACTATGCATTTGTCTTAATCCTCCATCTCCTTTCGCTGACATAGATTCATTTGATTGATCTAAGTACGAATAATTATCAGACATAGATGTTCCCATTTCATACATGGAGAAAGCCATAGGTTCCATGTTATGTCTTGTTGCTTTCACTTTTTGTTGTGTTAATTGTGGTCTAAAGTAATTTAAAACATCATCTCCAACAATAATTTTATTTCCTTTATTTAGTAATAATAAAGTAGGAACTCTTGTTATATTTGGTGGTAAAAATACTTCACATCCATTATCTAAAACTAAATAAACTTTACTATTTTTATTAACTCTTTTATCAATTGATAAAAAATGTATTTGTTTTGAAATATTAGTTTTACCTAATTCATATAATAATTTTTGACAGTTTTCACAATATTTACTGTAATATAAAACACTACTCATTAATATATCAACAAGTCTAATTTATCAGAAATTTAACTTATTTTAATATTAAATTGAAAATTAATATTAAAAAAAACTTGTTAGTTATTAGTATATGAGCCAAAAATCTCAAGAAAGTCTATCTCAAAGTATTCCTAAAAGTTCTTTAATTCTTCCTAGTATAAAAGTTTCGGAGGAAAAAGACGGTATTTTATCATTTACACTTGAAAATGCAAATGTTAGTGTTGCAAATGCTTTAAGAAGAACTATTCTAAGTGATGTAAACACTGTTGTTATGGATACATCTTTAGATGCTAAACATATTAATATTATCAAAAATACTACACGTTTTAATAATGAAATTTTAAAACAACGTTTAAGTTGCATTCCAGTACATATTAAAGATCATGATGTAATAGAAAATCTTATTGTAGAAATTAATGAGGTAAATGACACAGACTCTATTGTTTATATTACTACAAAGGACTTTAAAATTAAAAACATAGAAACTGATACATATCTAGATGATGAAGCAACAAGAGATATATTTCCTCCTGACCCACTAACAGGGGGACACATATTATTTGCTAGATTACGTCCTAAAATTTCTAATGATATTCCGGGTCAAGAATTACAATTAGAATGCAAATTATCTGTATCTAATGCATCACACAATGGTATGTATAATGTAGTATCTACTTGTGCATACGAAAATACTCCTGACAAGGTAGAACAAAATACACAATGGCAAGTTGTAGAGCAAGAATTAGAAGAAAAAGGTTATTCTAAAAAAGACGTAGATGATTTTGAAAAAAATTGGAAATTATTGAGAGCAAAACGGTTTTATCTTGATAAAAGTTTTGATTTTAAAATACAAACTATAGGAGTTTATACAAACATGGAACTTATTCATTTAGCAATTGATGTAATTGTACATAAACTAAATAAAATAAATGAAATTTGTCAAAATGATAAACTTATTTTAAATAAAACTAAAACAACTATGAGAAATAGCGTTGATGTTTTGTTAGAAAATGAAGATTATACGATAGGAAAAGTAATTGAATATATTCTTCATGACGAATATTATCGTAGTGAAGACAGAGTATTGGCATATGTGGGATTTATTAAGATGCATCCTCACGATACTGATTCTATTATTAGAATGAGTTTTAATGAAGAAAAAAAATTTACTGATGAAAATATTAGATCCGTAATTTCATATGCTTGCCAAACTGGTATCAAAATTTTCACAAATCTTAAAGAATTCTTTTAAAAATATAATATTAATAAATTTTAATTTTAATTTTAAATTTTAAATTATAAATAAATTTTTATGTATAATTTAAATTTTTTTAAAAAATCTTTATTTTTTATTTAATTTGATAAATTTTCAGCAACTTTTTCTTCTAATTTATGCTTATTATAAACATGATTAATTGAATACATTAGTTTTGCAGGATGCAATGTATTAATGTAATCTATTACAACTTGTTTATTTACAAACTTTTTATTTGGTTTTAGTTCTTCAAAATAAATTTTATGTAAATTAAACATGTGCGTTTTAAAGTTATATGGATACTCTTTTACCTTTTTTTGTTTTTTAATATAACAGTCAATATAATATTGATAAAGTTTTTCAGTAAATTTATGTAAATCTCGTCTTAAAACCCTAAACTCATCTTTATATTCAGGATAGTATAGTAAAAAGTCTTTTACTAATCCATTTTGTCTTAGATAATAGTAATGAAATTGAATTTTAGGAGTATTTCCTTTCAACATTTTAATTTTTTCATAATTTTTAGAACGAATTTTCATACGCTCTCCCTTACTGTTATAAACAACAATACCATGTGTCTTGTAATCCAACATATCATCATTAAAGTAATTTTTGACCCTTTGCCACGTATCTCCGAATTTTGATTGTATTTCATTAAACTCATATCTTTTGACATTATTTACATTTAACAACATAACATTATTTTTTTTTTCTACTATTTGATCACCCTGTTCATCAATCATTATTGAATATGCTGCAATTAAGTATAAAGTAGATTTAATTATAGGTATAACAATTCTATTATCGGGATGTTGAACTACAAAACTATAAATCAAGTTTTTATTAAGTTGACTAAATTCTAAGCCACATGAATTCATTGCATCTAAAAACATATAACGAAATGTTTTAGTTGAATTTACGTTATATTTACATTTTGCACCTATATTACTTTTAGTTGCTATATTCCAGTCATCTATTGTACTATCCCAAAAAACATTAATCATTGTTCCTTCTATAAATTCTTCGAAATAACAATCCTCTATTTTATTTTCTTTTGTAAAAACATCAAAATAAACAGATTTTGGTGGAGCCATACATAATATTTTCTTACCATCTGTAATAATAGATCTTAACAATCCTAAATCTTTAATATTATCATTATTTAGTTTCTCTTTTTTGTATTTTATAATATTATAATTTCCAAAATTTTTAACTGTAAAATCAATATTTTGAGATAGATTTTTTAAATCTATGACTTTCATTGGAGCATAACTAGCCATCTATCTAGTATAAATACGATATCTTTAAATTTATTAAATATATAGTATAAAAAATAATATATAATTTCTTCTATAAATATAAGTAATGTCAAACACCAGTAAACAAGATTTAATATTTTTAGAATTAGGACAAATTATTCAAATAAATGCTAGTGAAAACTTAGAAATTCATGAAAAAATATTTTTAATAGATTATTTAGATAAAGAAAATATAAGTCTTGTACAACAAGATGATTTATCTAATATCATATTAAACATTGTAGATGGTAACATAACTGATGAAAGTATAGAAAGTATATTTATTTTAGATAATCCTACCGAAAAAGGTTATGCTCGACAAAATGATCTTATTCCAGGAAATTGGATTAGTATTTATTTTGAATCTCAACCACCATTAGTCGTTAATGGTTTAATTAAAGATATTGAGGAAGATATGATAGAAATTTCAACATATCCATCAAAAGAAACTATATATATTGATTTTGAATACAAAGGTATACCCAAATCATTAAATATAGTTAGTATTCAACATATAGAAAAACCGGGTTCAAAAAAAACTTTAGAACAAGAAGAAGAAATTGTTGAAATTGAAAAAACCGATAAAGAAGGGTCTTTAGATATAGAACCCGATGAAGTTGACGACGATTTAGAACTAGATTTAGAATTAGATTTAGATACCGAAGAACAAGCAGAAAAAATAAAAGAAGCATTCATTGATTTAGAAGATATTGAAATATTAGATGATGATTTGGGAGAAATTACACAAGAAATTAATGTATCTGAAAAAGAAAAACGTTATAGTGTTGAGATGCAAACAGGTGACTTATTAGATGAGTTATTAGCATCTATACCAACAAACGAACGCACACCTTTGGAACTTAATAAAATACATGTTTTAATTGAAAGATTTCAAGAACTAAGGCAAAATTTTTCAAAATTCAATGAAGAAGGAAATGCCGAACATATTCTTAAAAAAGGCGCTAATTATAAACCATTAGTAGAAAATTTTAAAACTTTTAATAAAAAATTAAAATGGATAATACCTGTTATTAAAAATAAAAAAAATCTTTATGATAAAGAACATGGTTTAGAGGATGATGATGAAGAGCATGCAAATATTTTAGGTATTGACTTTGCTTTAGACGCAGAGTTCCAACTTCTTTATCAATATTACAATAATAATATTCCTGATGGACAAAATAAATATGAATTTCTTTATCAAAATCTAAACCCTTATTTTACTCCTCATGTTGAACCAAATGATTTAACAAATATTATTAAAGTACAGGAAGTCGTAACTGATTTTGAAGTTTTACTTGATAATATATCTGATTTTTATTCAACTACTATGTCATCTAGTAGTGAATTATTTGATAAACCAAATGTTTCTGTTAAACAAAATAGATTTATTATGCAACGTTTAAATTCGGGATTAACACATCTTGTAAATCCTGACCCACAAAATAAGAAAAGTGTTTTATACTTAGATAAACTAACAAATAACGATAAATTACATATAAAAGGATTTTTAATGCTACCTAAATCTGTTATTAAATATTCAAAAATACAACTCCCCAAAACAAATATACTTGATAAGGCCCAATTAAACCAATCTACATTTTCTTATTTTAAATTACTTAATGAAACTACCAACCTAAAAAAAAACACTATTGTAGAAAATACAGAGCAGGTAAAAGAAAAAAAATCAAAAGAAAAGAAATTTGAAAAAATAAAATATGTGGATTTTGAAGAAATAAGAAAATATGATGATCGGGTTGATGATAATGAGGTATATGACAAATATTTACATTCTTTAATACCTAAAACTAAAGAATTATTTCACCAATACAAACATAATATAGAAAATGGTATTTCTTTTGATAGAGTGGTTGAACAATTAGAACCATTTTTAATTTATAAAGATGATATTACATTTAAACAGTACCATGAAATTATGGGGTTTGTTTTTGATGAAATAGAAAAAGTCAAAAGAAATTTAGTTATAAATAAAGATAAATATACAAAATACTTATCATCACAAGAAAGTTATGATAGTTTTACTATACTAGAAGAGTTATTAAATAAATTCAATAGTCATGATATATTATCTAGAGATGGATATAATTTAGATGAAGAAATGTATACTGATACCTCATTAAAGAAAATTATTGATATAGATTGTGGTCGTACATATCTTAATGCTCTAGCAATGGATCAATTATCTTTTGTTCAACCAGTTGATATTGACACAACTATTCAAGAAGAATTAGAAACATCAAAAATAGCAAATGAAATGGGCTCATCAAGTGAATGTGAACCTATTGTACTTGCAAAAAAATATAATGATATTGAAGAATTAGAAAGAGATAGTCGGGGAGATTTGGAGGTTTTCTTTGATAGAAAATATGACGATACTCCATATGATATTGGTCATGCATGGAAAGAAGAATATGGAAATATAGAAGATGAACCTGAAGAACAAATTTTAAAATTATCAGAATTTTTAATGAAAAATAATGGGGTAAATGATGAAAAAGCAAGACGTGATGCTTCAGCAATGATATTAGGTTCTAAAATAGTAGAAAATGGTGATTATGCTTTATTAGATTTGGGAGATATGGACTATAAATATTATCTTCGTGAGAGTAATAAATGGAAGTTAGATAAATCAAAAGAAGGCATGTCTTTAGATGCCATAAATTTTTGTAACTTAAAAGATAATTGCATAAAAATTAAAAAAGAATGTGTTGGACTAGATGAAAGTAAAGAAATATTACAAAGAAACTTTTTATCGCAAGTTACTGAAAAATTAGAAGAACAAATACGAATGTCTATATCAGAATTAAAAACAACTATTTCCGAAAATTTTCGTCGTTCTTTTATCAAAATTACTAGTTTGAAAAATTTAAAAACACAAAAAAATATCAAACGCGATATAGTTCAACTTAAGATAGCATCACAACTAGATATTGAAGATATAATTTCATCTCCATATGCTATACTTAGAGATACTATATTAGCACAAAATGATTTAGTTGAAAAATTTAATAATATTCAGCGTTTTATTGAAAAGTTTTGCCGTGATCATGATTTAAATAACACAGATGAAAGTCCTTTTTGGTATTACTGTGTTGATACTAATGTAAAACTTTTACCAACATTTTATTATGACTTAGCAGAAGGCTTCTCTCAGGGACTGTATCAAGAAGTTCTTGAAAGTGTTTGTAATACTAGAGGTCAACTTAGTGACGACAATGATAAAGTTATTGACAAACACAGTGGTTATATTATAAAATTTATTGAATTTGATGATAGTGAAGGTTATGATGAGAGTGGTTATAAAATTGTTTCTCGCGAAATTATGTTAGAAAACATAGATGTTCAAAGTTTTAATTATTCTAAAGTAAAAGATACATCATTTAATTATAAAACACTTTTGGCAAAACATGTAAAAAGTTTAGTACAAGCATTTGATAAAAAATTACAAATTAATAGTGAAGAAGAACATCCATTTATGGTTAGATTAACAATTGATAGTTTAAACAAAAATTTAATGGATGAGAAAAAATATAATGAATTGGCGGAAATACGAAAAAAGAAAGGCAAAAAGGTAAGACCATATGAGTATAAACATGATCAAGTTTTATTAAAGTCCGTCAGTGCAGCATATATTATTGGTGTACAATGTGCAATACCTAATATTGTTTCAGATGTAACTTTTTCTATTTGCATAAAATCTTTTAATGGATTTCCATTAAATGGAAATAGTGATTTAGGTTTTGTTAACTATTTTAATTGTGTTTTATTGCATTTACGTAGAGGTAAAGACCGACCATGGTTAGTATTACCAAAAGCAAACAAACAAAATTTTCAAAGCAAAGTTGATGGTTTAAATGAAGATTTAAAAACATTTATGACTGAGAAAATATTAAATATTGATTATGTTGTTGAAAAATTACAACAAAAGCGATTGTGGAATATGCAAAATAAAGATATGGAATTTATGCCAGAAATGTTTGATGTACAATTATGGAATAATTATTTACCACCTTTAATACCAGTTAGTGTGAGTGATTTACAAAATATTGGTGAGGGATATGAAAAATTAGTTGAAGCAACCATAAAATCAGGAAGCAATGACCAGTTTCCATATTTATGGCAATTATATGGAAATATTGTTAAAAATTGTTTTTCCATTCATGAATCTATTCAACGTGCGGTTGATAATGAACCATTATTACTTGCTAGCATGAGTAACATTCCATTTTTGGAAAATGCTTGCTGTAATGAAGGAGAACCTAGTACTTATCTTTATTTCACTGCCAAAGAAAAATCCATAGAAAAATATAATGAACGTGTTAAACAAGGTAGTGAGTTATATGAAAAATATGAAAAAAATATTACATCATTATTAACATTTAAAAATGATACTAAGATTGTTTTCCCAAAAATAGATCCAACATTTGATGAAAGTATAATTTATTTGGCATTTATGAAATATTGTAAATTCAATAGTGGTATCACATTAGATGACGATTTACAAAGATTATGTGTTAAAAATATAGCCGAATATAGATCTTCTGATAGTTTGGAGAGAAAAATAGATATAATGAAAAGTGAGGGGTTAAATTATTCACCAGACACATTAAAAGCACTAATTCACAATGTATCAAGAAAGAATATAATAAATTTTGATATTGACCCAGCAATAGTCACTGAAAAAATGAATTTAGAGTTAATTTCTGAATATTTAAAAGAAAAATCAGAAATTTATATACCACACCCAGAACTTGTAGATATGTTACATGAATTAATTGATAGATTTAGTATATCTCATAAAAAAGGTGGTTCATCACAAGAGCAAATAGATAGGTTCAATGCAAGACTAAAACAGTGGAGTGATGAAATGGCAACTCAAATTACTGAAAAATTACACGAGCATGGAGAATTAAAAAGAAACTTAAAGGACCTTATTTTAAATTATGGATTACAAAGTGTAAAACAAACTAAAAAATCAAAAAAGCGGGAGGAGAGATTTATTTTAAATTGGAAATTATTTGGAGAAGAAATTTATATGTATCAAGAAGAAGAAACAAGTTTCAACATATTTACTTTATTAACACAAATGTCTAAAGATATAATAACAAGTTTCCCAAATATTATTTTAAACAAAGTTAAAAAACATAATGTACCCACTCATTGGAAATTAAGTCAGAGACATGTAAATGATGTAAATAAAATAATGGAAAGAGATTATGGATACTTTACAAAATATTATGGTGATAAAAATGTAACAGCAGTTTTGGAATATGTTTTGAAATATAACAAAGATTTATTAATGATAATGGATGCTATTCCTTTTTATTCAAAAATAATGGCGGACGAACCTCGGGATAGCATATTTAATGGAGAAATGATAAAAAATATAGGTTATTATTTGTTTTTGTCATCTATAATGTTATATTTAGATGCATTCGATGCAGATTTAGAGATTAAGGAAGAAATAGAAGAAGAAATGAAGGCACCATTAGATGAAGAGCAAGATGAACTTATATTAAGAGGTGAAAAAGAAACATTAGAAAAAATATCATGTAATTTAATATCTAATTATCTTAAAATTTTAGAATCTTATAAGAAAATGTTAAATATAACACCAGAAGAGGTAACAAAAAATGTTTTAAAATCAAAAGAAAAAGAAAAGGCAAAAATTACTGCAAATTTCCGTGATTTGGCAGATGAAGAACGTAAAGTAGAAAATATTATGAAAAATCATAGTCTAGGAGATTGGGGTGTTGGACAAACGCGTGCTATTTTTGAGTATGATGAAAATCAGTATGATAAAGAAAGAGAAGAAATAGAAAAGACCGCATTAATGGAGTTAAAACGTGGTGTTAGAGATGAAGTTACAGAATTTAGTAGTCAAATATATGAATTAACTATGGTAGATAGTGATACATATGAATTTATGGAAGATATGGAAGTACAAAAACAAATAGATGCTGAGGTTTTTAATTTAGCAGCAATTCCAGAAGATGGAGAAGAAATAAATGATGCCGTTGATTACATGTAAAATTATTAAAATAAAATTAATTAAAAAATTAAGTTTATTTAGTAAAAACTTTTTATTTAAAAAACTTATCTATATATAATTTATTATGTACCGTGCCTATATACGTAAAAATATAACTTCAACTGCAATTATTTTATTTATTATTATTTTTGCTATCATTCAGTATTTAGAACCTGCATTTTTATATGAAAAAGATGGGGCTTTACGTCAATTTGGATTAGGATCTAGCAAAAAAACAATTATTCCTATTTGGTTTTTAACTTTAATTCTGGCAATGATGTGTTATTTATTTGTTCTTTACTACTTAGCCGCACCTAAACTTAAGTTTTAAATTATATTTTAATATTTTAAAAATATAATTTTATTGAAAAAAATGTGTTTCAATTCTATCGTCTACTATGTTAATATGATTTAAATGAAAAATTTTAATTTTATTTTCATTATCATTATTTTTAAAAAGAACAGTCACATTATAATCTTTTATACCAATAAAAATACCCTCTGTTTCTGGAAAAATAACACCAGGTTGCATTGGTAAAGCATGCTGCTTAATAATTATTTTATATTTAAAAAAAGGATTAGTTATATTTTGTGCTAATTGTCGTCTTAAAAAATGATTACTTCTTTGTAGTTCTACTACAGCGTTATCACGTAAAGTTCTAGAAGTTCTAGTAAATAAATCTGCTGCATCTTCCATTAAATAATTTAAACTTTAATTATTTAAATTATTTATCTTAAGTTTTATAATATCTTAACTTTTAATATCCTAGTTTCCATTTTTGTTTCTTTTTCTCTTTCTTAGGATTACTAAAAGCCTTGTCAAGTTTTCCAGATAATTCATCCACAGATCTACTACATTTCATAGACATGATATAACTGTGTGAATTTAAAATAACTAAAATTCCAGTTAATGTAAACCAAACAAATTTAGCAATACTGTTTTTAATAGTAACTAAATTATAAAGATCAGGAATAAACCTTTTATAGTCTGGACTTAAAATGGAATTTTGAGCGGATCCCATTTTTTGAAGAAAAACAAAGAAATTTTGAGGTGTCATTTCATTTATCATAAGAGATGGATCTTCATAGACAGTTTTAAGTAACTTGTTATTGCTGTCTGTTTTTAAAATATTCATAAATGTTGGTTTTATATTCATAAAAGGTAAACTACAAAAAGCATATCCTAATGTATTTGAAAAAGGTGCTTTAAATCCGGGAAAAAACATAAGAACAATCATGAGTGTTCCAAAAATAAATAAGTAAGGAACAAAAGTGTAATACATTGCTCTAAGGGTTTGTGGTGTTCCTCCACACTTTTCTTTAGCATTAACTACATTAATATATGTTTGTATTGAAACAACTATTGCTAAATAAACAATAGTGCATGCCATAGCAATTCCTTGACTTCTAGAATTAAACCGGTCTGCTAATAAATATTTAATAATAAAATAAGCAATTGTGGTAATTACAAAAAATAAAATAGATGAAGCGACAGATACCATATAAATATTGTGTATAAATTTTTTTAAGATTTTAGTTTTAATATTTATATGAATTCACAACAATTTAGACCCAGTTTAACAGAACCCGGAGTAAAATATTTTTTAAGTGAAAGTTTAAAAAAATGTCACGAACAAAGGGTTGAAGTTGATTATTATATGTTGAATTTAGGTTTGCTTGGTGTATTTGTTTTATTTATAACAGTGTATTTAATTTATAAATATAAAACACGTCCTACTGAAAAAGACCGTGAAAACTCAAAAAAGTTGAAAAGAGATTATTTTGTAACAAAAGTAAGAAAAATGCAAGCAGATAAGGCTAAAGAATTAAACCAAAATATTACTAATCTTCCTAAGTTTGAAAGTCCATTTGAAGTCTTACATAAAAAATTTTATCATATTTAGTAAAATAATAATTAAATATATTGTTATTTTATATATAATAAATGTCCACTAGAGTTAATATTGTTGGAGATAGAGCTATTAGGGAATATGGTTCAAGTACAAATAATGATGGAAGTATAGCATATTTCCCTGCAAAGTGTGTATTTTATCCTACGTGGTTAATGGAATATACTGTGACAGGGGGTGAAACTGAAAAATTACATCATCCTGGACAAATATTTTATGTTAATAATGAAAACCACCCAAAGCATGGAATAAATGATTTTAAAAATAAAATAGTTTACAATGACAGAAGATGGTACAAAGCTAAAGGGAAAAGGTTCGGTGGCTGGAAATTATCACTTTATGAAGTTTATACGGAAACAGGCATTCTTGGTATGATTGCTTTAATGATAGGTCCAAATATTACTAAAATAAAAACAGAAACATTTAAGGGAACAAATTTTGAATATATATTTTTTGGTGGGATAAATACAAGTCTAAATATTCAGGATGTCTTTACTGGCATCAAAAATTTATCATCAATGAGCCTTAGTCTTAAGGATACACTTTTTTCTGCTATGGATAACATTGGCGAGACATTTAATGGCGCATTCTCTAAAACAGTATCTGTAAGTAATTGTAAAATAATAGAAGACCGTGCTTTTGAAAACATGTCTAGATTAGAAAAAATGTATTTACCATATGGATTACAAGAAATAGGCGATGATTTGTTTAAAGGATGTAATAAATTAAAAAAGGTATATGTTCCTATAACTGTTACAAAAATAGGTAATAATAGTTCTACACGAGAGGATTGTACAGTATATATAGAAACTTATGACTATACAATAGATAGTAATGGAAATAAGATTTCTGTCGTTCGTAGTAATATTACTGGAAGTAATAGTTGGGGAAATGCTACAGTGAGATGGATTTTAACACCTAGAGTATATAATTATAAAAAAACTAGATCTATTGTTCACAATGAAGATGGTATTTACTATCGTTGGAATTTTAATGCATCAATAACAGTTAACAAAGACTGGAACATCATAAAAATGCGTCCTACCGACAAGTTTGGACAAATAGAATTCAGTTCTGAGTATGGATTTAATGAATATAAAAACGCACAAGGTTCTTTGATAAGAGATAATTTTTCAGGAATAGTTTATAAAGTTATATTTGAAAATGATACAATGGATAGAATAAATACATATATAAATGATATTTGGTCTGGATATCCATATACACTTTCATATAGTGAAGACCCAAAAAAAGTTTATTTATTGGTTGATAATAGAAAAAATTTTAAAGAATTTTGTTCAAAATTATCTTTAACCGATGTTTATAAATCAAACGGATATTTTGATATAAAATTAGAAGAATGGAACACAAAAAAAGCAACAACCATGGAATTAATGTTTAAAAATTGTAAATCATTTGATCTAAGAAAAATATCTGATTGGTCAGTTGAAAATGTTACAAACTTTAAAAATATGTTTCAGTCTTCTAATTATAATAATGTTGGATTAAAATGGTGTGGTGATTTTAAAACTACATTAGAAGAAGAAGATTTTACAGAAATGTTTAAAGGTGTTACTACGAAATATAAAACAAATAATGATGGAACTCCTGTGTTATTTACATCGGTAGAGTATGATGCTATTACAGAAGAAGAAAGATATTTTAAATCTTTTATATATGAGTTTACTCAAAAAAGTGAACTAGAAGAAGCCATCCGTCTTTGGTATGATGATAATCAACATGACTATCCATTAATACAAAAAGGATTGATAGGATTTAAAAATTTTAATGATAATATTAATCCTAGTTTATTATGTAGATTACGGCTGGATGGTTCAGGATCAGGATATACTAGCCCTGCTACAGTAACTATTACTCGTGCGACAGATGATACAACAGGAAGTGGAGCAACAGCAAGTATAAGTATGGGAATAAATAGTGTAAAAGTAAATAATAAAGGTTCATATTATCCATATCCATTTGAATCTGAAATTAAAGATGTATTTGGTACTGTTTTATGGGAATTTTCGGCAACAGTTAGTGCTCCAGATGATGAAGTTGATGGAATACAAGCAACAATAGACGTTGAATTTGAACAATATTGGGACCAAGGCTTTTTGGGGGTGCAGGCCAAATATAATCAAATAAAAAGTATTACTGTTACAAATCCTGGTTCAGGATATACAAGTCCACCTACTATAACAATATCTCCTGGGTACGATCCCGAGGATTGGGGAGATGAAGCGAAAGCTGTAGTCAATGATCTGAAAGTAGTAGATATTAATGTTAATAATAAAGGAAGTGGATATACTAGTGTACCAACAGTAACATTTAGTTCACCAGACGCAACAGATGATAATGGTGATGCGCTTACAACTAACGTACAAGCAACTGCTTCTGCAGTTTTAGAAAAGAGTATTGATTTATTATTGTTAGGGGAAAACATTAGTGGATTATATTTAAAATTTAAAGAAAGTATAATTGTTACCGATGTTATAGGATTAAATAATATTACTATTTCTGATTGGAATGCATATCCCAACTCATTATATATTAAGGAAGGTAATATTGAATTTAAAAATTGGCTTAGTAAAACTGGAGAAAAAAATAGAATATTGACAATAAAATATGGAAGTTTTGATAAGATATCTGGAGATCTTTTTGCAGACAATATTTATGTTGAAAAGAGTGAAATATATTATAAAAATTTTAATGTTAAATATAATATTCCAAGAGTGGTGAGTACGAGTATAAGTCGTCCAAAATACGAATTTGGTTTTGTTGGTTTTAAGGAAGAAACTCGTGAAAAAATTCGTAAATATAATTCTGAATTATATTTTCATAAACACGGATATAATTTTGAATTAAATAGTTTCATGTTAAAAACATATAGAGAAATTACATTTACAGAAAAAAATTATCCTTTTTCTGTAGAAAAATTAGATAACTTAAATTATCAAATAACATTTGATCAACCTATAATAGAAAATACCAACTCTTTTGAGAGCGATTTTTCATTATGTGAGATAGAAGTTGAAATAGATTTAGATGACGAAGAAGGAATTGTAACTGACGAGTTATCAATAATAGATGGGGAGGATAATTATAATGAGGTATTTAGAAGAGGATTGCCAGCAAGTGCAACTGTAACAGATATGAATGTAGGTAGTATATCTGTTGAAAATAGTGGTTCAGGATATAATAGTGCACCTAATGTAACAATTAGTCCTCCAGATAAAGGTGATGGAATACAAGCAACAGCAACCGCAACTTTAACAGATGGAATAGGTAATATAAATGTTACTGATCAAGGGAGAAAATATCCATATCCATTTGTATCTGAAATTAAAGATGTATTTGGTACTGTTTTATGGACATTTTCGGCAACTGTAACAGGAGGAGGAGGAAGTGGTGCAACAATTAGTGTAGAATGGGAAAAATATCAGGAGAATGATGGTCTCCTTGGTGCTCCTAGAGATTGGAGCAGAATTAAAAGTATTACTGTTACAAATCCGGGTTCGGGATATACTAGTGTGCCTACTATAACTATTAGTGGACCATATAATCCAAATAATGACGAAGATGTAGAAACAGCTCAGGCTAATATATTAAATTTATCAATAGGCATCGCCATCGACATCGCTATTGATAACCCTGGAAGTGGATATACTAGCCCTCCTACAGTAACTATTACTCCTGTAGATGCAAACATCAATGGAACTGGTGGTACAGGAAGTGGAGCAACTGCAACCGCAACTTTGGGGGTTAATGAAATTTCCATTGGTACACAAGGTTCAGGTTATATATCAGAATTTGTTGATGTAACAACATCTGGAGGAGGAGGAAGTGGTATGCAAGCAACCGTAACAACAAATAGTACTGAAGGAGGTAAAATAACGAAAATTACTGTTACTAATGGAGGTTCAGGATATACAAGTGTACCTAATATAAATATATCTCAAAGTGTTGGCAGGGACATTGACGGTTTAATTTTAGATAAAGGTTGTTATGTAAATTCTGGAAGTAATACTATTAACTATTGGTATAGGTCATCTTATGGAACAGTATTAAAAAAATCATTAAATATCGGAGATAAAATAAAAATTAAGGGTTTAGAATATACAATTTTAAAACATGAAATCTACAGAGCACCGTTTTCCACGACTGGAATAATAGAATTAAATGATATAGTACCAGATAGCGCAGAAAATTATGTTTCAATAAATAAAATATATAAATGGAATACTTTTACAACACAAGATGATTTATTTCAATTAATTTATACTAATAATTTTTATGGTGTAGGTAAGTTTAAAGGTGATAGTGCGACATATAAAACAGATAGTGATGATTGGATATATGACGTAGATACTAATCTTGTCCAAAATTTAAAATATAATCCATACATAAATTGGAAAACAAATATATATGGACATATGTCCGCATGGGATGTATCTTTAATAACAGATATGAGTAAACTATTTGAAGATAGGAATATGTATGTTAATATTTCAAATTGGGATATTAGAAATGTTTTAAATATGGATGAAATGTTTTTAAATGCTAAAAATTACAAAAAACTAAGTAATTGGGATATCTCACATTGGGTATTAAACAAAAATGTTTCAGATAAAGATTTATTTAAAAATTTTAAAGAATATAATTTGCAAGATCAAGAAAAAAATTATAATAATTATTCTTATTGGTATTTAAATTGTTTTAAAGGTGAACCAAATAATGAACTTGAAACTGATCCTAATAATACTTATGAAGATAATTTTGATAGTAAGTTAACATACTGGTCACCAGTTTTAAATGATAATGAAATAATGATAGATCAACAATTAAAAGGATGGGTATATAATGAAGGAATAACATTAACCAATGGTACTGGTCCAATATCATCAAAATATGGAAAATATTTACTCGCAGAAGCAAGTAATAATTATAATAGAACATATAAATTAATATCAAATGAATTTACTATATTACCAAATACTGTTACAGATACTGGCACATTTTCATTTTTTTATAATATGTATGGACAGCACTTAGGTACTTTAACTGTTAAAATAAAAGAAGTAAATAGTGAAAATGAACCAGATGAGTTATTAAAAATAGAAGAAATTCCATGGAGGGCCGCATATACATCTCCTTCTCCTGAAAGTCGATATTATCCTGCACTGTATAGAGGACCACCTATTTGTAATTTTATTACAGGTGAGGGCGCCACCCATCCCGAGGGTGTCCGCCTCGTGGCCATGTTCGATTTCGAGGCTGAGGAAGAGGATCATTTGGACTTTGTGCAGGGTGACATTCTTATTGGCAACACGTTGAACCAGGGCTGGTGGCAAGGCGAACATACAACTGCGTTCGACGACGAAACTGGAGCGCGACTGCACGGCATGTTTCCTTCAAATTACGTTGTGCGGGAAGGAGCGGAGATCAATACTCAGGGTGCAAGTGCTACTCCAAATGTTGGTTCAAATGGATCTATAAATCAAGTAACAGTTACAAAAGGTGGAGAATTTACTACTGTACCAACTATACAAATTTTGAATGATGGTAATCAGGATGGTGTAAAAGCTGCACGAGCAAAAGCAATTATGACCTTAGGTAAAATTAATTTAACTAATGATGGAGGTTCAGGATATACCACAGCTACAGTTAAAATACCAAAAGAAATAAAAATGAATATTAGTAGTCTTAGTAATACTTTTAATGCAGATGATAATACACGTTTATCACAAATAAATACTGCAAAAGCCGTTGTAGAACTAAATGAAGAAAAAAAAATACATGGTGTTGATGTTACAAATCCAGGCAGAAAATATCCACATCCTTTAAATAAGCATGAAACATGGGCATTCTCAGCAACTGTTAGTGCTCCAAATGAAGATGATGGAATACAAGCAACAGTTAGTGTACAATGGGAAACATATCTCGATGCAGTGGAGATGTATGGTGACCTGGAAAGTTTCAATTTTATAAAAAGTATTACTGTTGTAAATCCAGGTTCAGGATATACTAGTCAGCCTACTTTG